ATGAACGACCAACCCATCAACGTCAGCTACAGCAATCCCGACGAGCAGGCGGAGGTCGTCGTCGTTGGAGATCTTGGCTGGCTTCGTTTTCGCAGCCGTACAACTGGTGAGCTGAACGAGATGTCGGACCTCGGCGAGGAAGATCCTCAGCCGATCGACGACGTCCGCAAATGGGCGAGCAATTGGAACCGGCACGGAACAGCGGGTTGGCCTGACAGCTGGATCCTGTCGATCCCGACCAGGCCTATGAAGGCCAAGCTCGCCGCCTATCTTCTCAACAAGCTGAAGCCAGCCGAGATCACCTGGGCGCCGGTGTCCGAGAAGCTGTTCCGCGAGGTCGGGCGCACGGTCGACCTGGCCGCGCAAATGGCGAAACTCCCTCCCGAAGCGCCGGCCGTGTTCGACGTCGGCGGCGGGTATCGCTTCATGATCACGGCGGCGGACCAAGTCGTCATGGTTCGCAGGAAGGACGGCTTGGCGAAGATCGGTCCCTACGGCGCCCTGGAGGACCTGGGCGTGAGGCTCTTCGGCCGGCTGCTTGAGGAAGGCGAAGTCGTCGTCGCCCGGGGCCTGCCGACGGCCTAGGTTTTCGCCTCTAGATCGAAGAACGGCTCGCCCCTCTCGCCCGCCTCGGAGCGGTTCAGCACCTTGTCTTCAAAGGCACGGGCGACGCTCACCTTGACGCCTCGATAGCGGATCCCATCCAGGATCTTGGTGCACGCCATGCCGCTGGCCAGCGTGCTGACCCGGCAGTAAGTGTCGGCGCTGAGCTGAATGAGCCCGGGCAACAGACCTTCGTCGCCCTTTTCCGCCGCCTCCTTGGCGTTGATGTCGAGCAGTTGATCGATGTCATCTAAGTTCATTCCGCCGAACTAGGACGATTCCACGTCGCCCAGCAGCGGGCCCGTCACTCGATCCGGCGCTTCCTTGCTGAAGTCGGCTTCGCCGGTCTTACGCTCGCGGTCGGCTTCCAAGGCTTGCTCCGCGGCGACGTCGCGCTCGGCCTGGTCGTAGTCCCGGCGTAGGGCCTTGCCCTCCGGATTGCCGGCCGAGCCGAACTTTCCGGGGTCCTCGCCGCCGGCTTCTCGGATGGTCCGAACCTCGGGCGAGGCTTCGAGGTCTCCGATCATCTGTTCGACCGCGTCCCGCTGTTCTTGCGGCGTGCTGGCCGGGCTGATGTACTCGCCCACTTCATCCTGCAGGCGGTCGACTAGGTGGTTTGCGGCTCCCGCCACCTGCGCCTTGCTGTTGTCGCCTTCGCCGCTCATCGCAACCTCCTGGTCACCTCGCCATTGAGTCCAGGACTCAACCCCGAGGCCAAGAAATGGCTGCGAAAAAGCGGATCCAGGGCTCGGCGGTGCCGATGCCCGACTTCGTGCCGTTCCAACATCCTAAGCTCGTGAGCGAGCCGCCGGCGGGCGACAACTGGATCCATGAGATCAAGTTCGATGGCTATCGCCAGCAGATCCGCGTCGAGCACGGCCGGGCGACGATCTGGTCTCGGAACGGGAACGACTTCACCGATCAGCTACGCGCGCTCGAGGCGATGGCCGGCGAGCTGCCGGACTGCATCCTCGACGGCGAATTGGTGGCCCTGGGCCCGAAGGGGGAACCGAGCTTTTCGGCGCTGCGCTCGGCACTGGCGCGGCGCGCCACAGACGATCTGGTCTTCTACGCCTTCGACATCCTGTTCGAGGGTCGGAACAACGATTTGCGCCCATACCCCCTGTCGACGCGTAAGGCGCGACTTCGGCATGTGCTCTCCGAAGGCGGAGAGCACATCGAAAACGCCATCCGCTTCGTCGAGCCGCTTGCTGGCCCACCCAAGGCTCTGCTGCGCGCGGCGTGCGAGCTGAAGTGGGAAGGAATCGTCTCGAAGCGTCTCGATGCCCCCTACGTCGGCGACAAGGTGGACACCTGGCGCAAGGCAAAGTGCCGGCCGGGGATCGAGGTCATCATCGGCGGCTGGACGGCGGATGGGTCAAGATTTGACCGGATCCTATGCGGACTGCCTGAACCCGGGGGCGGCCTGCGCTACGTCGGCAGCGTCGCGCCGAACCAGGCGCCAGACCTGGCACGAAGGCTCAGGGCCATTGAGGAAGCCGCCTCGCCGTTCACGGCGGGCCCCGCTCCAAAGAAGTCCAGCGAGGTTCACTGGGCGCGGCCTGAATTGGTCGCCGACATTGACATCGCCGAGTTCACCGCGTCGGGGAAGATGCGTCAGGCCAGCTTCCAGCGCCTGCGGCTGGACAAGACGGCGGCCGACATCAACCCGGACGTGGGAACCTGACGACGTCGGAGCGGATTGGTCCCTTCCAACATGGAGGACCACATGAGCGACGATCTGAACAACCGTGGCGCCCAGGACCGCAGCCGGATCTCGGTCGGCGAAGAGCATGAAGTGCGATACTGGACCGAGGCGCTGGGCGTCAGCGAAGACGAACTTAAGCGGGCCGTCGAAGCCGTCGGCAACAGCGCCGACGCGGTACGCGCGCACCTCCAACGCACCGCGACCTGAAACGAAAAAGGCCCCGCCAGCGCGAGCCGGCGGGGCCTTGTTGTGCGCTCAAGCCGAGGCGGCGAGCGGTAGGTGAAAATCGGACCCAGCTACAGGGCGGTCATTTCGACCATGGAAGGCGAAGGCGCTTGGCTCGCGTGATCTCCGCGTAGGCGTCGATCAAGCCCACCACGGCCGCACGCTTGGTCTCGCACGACGACACGGCGGCCTCTTGCCGAATGACCAGAGCGCCCATGTCGCCGACCGTGGCCAGCGGGCCAACCTCTGCCCTATCGCAGGGGGCCCGTAGCGTCGCCGGGACGGTCAGCGCTGCTTGGCGCGGAAGGGTCCCGCAACCGGTCAACGCCAGCCCGCACAGCAGCAGCCACGGCGGGGGAAAGCGGCTCGTCAGCACCGCGGGCTTGGACAACGACATGTTGGGCCTCTTGGGCTTCCTGGCGGATTATGACCTCCGAGCGGATGACCTTCTCAACGGCCTCCGTCTTGGCGGCTTCGACGTGGGTTTGCTCGGTGGCGACGTCGGCCTTGGCCTCGGCGTGTTTGCGCCGGCCGAAGGGATCGAAGGACCACAGCCCCCAGGCGATGATCGCGGCGGCGAGAACCCCGGCGAGGGCGTAGAGCCAAAGAGGCGCTTTCACAGAAACGGCCCGACCGTCAGCACGAAGATGACAGCCACGACGGCCGCCAGGCCGATGAGGACATTCACGGCGCTCCGTTCGTATCGGGTCATTGACGCCTCCATTTCAGGATTGCCCTGGAACCGCCAGGGCGCGGATCGGGTCAGGCCCAGCCGCCGGCGGCTAGCGCTTCCTGGAAGTCCATGGCCTCCTCGGCGATCTTCTCGGCCTTGTCGGAGCCGTTGATGATGGCGCGGGCCTTGGTGAACTGGTCACGGCTGGCGTGCCCGGTCTTCGGAAGGTGGTCGGCCAGCTTGCGGCCGGTGAACCAGCCCTCGCGCATGCCGCCCTCCAGGATCCTGGCGGCCAAGTCGAGCTGCATCGCCTTATTGGGGTCGGACAGGAGATCGACGCCGGTCAGCTTGGCGGCCCTGGCGTAGTTCACCTGCCAGGTCAGCTGCACTAGACCGCGACCCGCATAACGGATGCCATCACCTGGCCGTCGGTTGCCGTGCCTGATCGCCCGGTCTGGATCGCGGCCGGTCACGTCGTAGTTGCGACGCAGATACTCGTCGCCGCCGAACTCCTTGACCGGTTGCATCGTCCCGGCTGTCTCGTGATAGCCCGTCGCTAGTCCGTAAGCGACATGGGCCAGCGGCCAGGCCGCGCACGCGGCCAGGATCGCGTTGCAGCCTGCCACCTCATCGACCGAGAGCCCGGGGCCGAGCAGATCGACTTCGCGCACACGATCGAAGAACGCCTTGGGGTTGGCCAAGGGCATAGGCATCTCCTGCGATGTCGGTGGATGATTGGCCCGTCCGCTATGCGGTGGGCATGGTGGGTTTTCGCCGAACGAGCAGATCGCCGCGGATCTCGATGCTCCCGACGCGCACCACGTTGTCGGCGCGCCCATCTTTCAGGTCGGCGCGTCGCCACATGGCCGAACCGTGCGCGTCCAGGATCATGCCCAGCACGCCCACCAAGAACATGACGTCACCCGGTCCAGCGTCGAGGCGCAGAGCTCGCGCCGGCCCGGCCCAAAGCAGGCCGGCGGCGACGAACGTGAGCGCGAGCCGTTGACGACGGCTCAGATGATCGGTCCAGCCGAGACCGACGACGAGGATGATCGCAAGCACGGCCAGCGCCGTGAGGATCAGGGACATGAATGTGAACATGACTTACGCTCCCTCCTCGCCGCCGATCCGAAGACCGCCGACCTCGAACTTGATGAGCTTCAGTGGATCGCCTGCGTACTTGGCGACGGCTTGCGCGAGGCCTGCCAGGGCGATCATGCCGAACAGGCCGGTCAGGAACGAGAAGGCGCTGCCGAACTCGCCCGGCAGTTTCCCCCATGGCCATACCGACGCGACGCCAGCGACAAGCGCCGGCGCGATCCAAAGAGCGGACAAAAATCCGCCGACGACGCTGAACGCTTTGCCCTTGATGGTCAGCTTCTCGCCGAACGCCAGGGACAGGACCGCGCCAGCCACCCCAGGCGTCATAGGCGCAAGCTTGCTCAGGACCGCGACCAGGTGCGGGTCCCCCGTGTTGTCAGCCATCGGCCGCCCCTCCTTGATTGATGAATTACTCGACGCGAGATGACGACTCAGGCGTGTACTGAAGCCGGCTCAACCTCATTTCACGGTGAAAGCTCGCCGGCATGCAGCTCAACGTCGCGATTTCCCCCGCAGAGGTGGCCTTGGTCGGCGAGGCCATCATCAACTGGGGCATCTGCGAATCGATGACGTGGCGGAGCCTGGAGGCGCTGGCCGGCGGGCAACGCCCGCCCATCAGGAAGGCGATGTTGAAGTGGGGACTCGCGCAAAAAATCGAACTGCTCCGCGATCTAGTCGCAGATGACGAAACTAGAGCCCTGACGACAAAGCTTCACAGCTTCCACCAAGCAGTTGTCATAGAGCGGAACATCCTGGCTCACGGCATGACCTCTTTCAGCCTACGAGGCGGCACGGTCCACGACCACAGCCGATACATCCTCGCGTCTGAACTCGGCATGGTCCTTGAGAACTCGCGTTTCGCTTCGAGGCTCGCCGCCCAAATCTTTGTCCGTCTGGGAAAGGCCGACGCTATGTTCGAGGACCCTGGACCGGCGCCGATCGGTCGTGCGCAAATCCTTTCACTCGAGGAGCTGTCTTCACCGTCCCAGTCGACCACCAGCGAGTAGGCGTGGATCTGTTCCCCAACCGAATTCCCGTCAGACGCCGTGGCGAGTGTGGTTGTCGGCCCAGTCCTTCGCGACGAACGCCGCCGCGGTCCTGCCCGCCAGCGTCAGGTTCTCCATCAGCACTCGTGAGGTCTTCCCGGGCCAGTTTGCATAGCCGCCGGAAGCGTAGCCGATATAGGCCTTGGAATTGGGCGAGGCGGCGGGCGCTGTCGCTCCGTTGATCGTAAGAACCAACGCGCCGTTGCGGTAGACCGTCTTGACGCTGCCCTCCATGGCCACCGCGTACTGATACATGACGTCCGCCGTAGGCGTGAAGTTCGCCGCCGCCTCCTGGCCTTTGACCATCGCAGTGACCGAGCGGCTCGTGTTGACCTGGAGGCCATAAATAGCTTCCACGCCGTTCTGGTGGACCTTTCCCGTGCCAGACAATGCCGTGACGGTTGCCGGCACCGTGCACCAGCAGATCCATGCCCAGTTCGTCAGGCCCAAGGTTCCGGGGTCGTAGTCGGTGCTGACATTGGTGGGGCTGAGCTGGATCACTCCCAGCGGCCCCATCGCCCCCGTCGGTGAGGAGGAATAGGAGGCAGCCGTAACCACCTTGCCGTTCAGACCACCACCCGGCTTCAGGTTCACGGGCACGTCGTTCAGGTCGAAGGCCGTGCCGTCCCAGCACTTCGTGTTGGCGAAGTCATAGAGGAACATCGTCCCGGTGGACGCCATAGTGTCGTAGGCGGCGAGTTCCATGGCGTTGTCGCCAAAGTCGACGGCCGGGAACCGAATAACGAGGGTCATAGCTACCAGCCTTTCGTATCGAAGACGGTCTTGATGGCGCTGCCGACGCTCGTCTTCACGGTTGCGGAGGAAAAATGGGTCTTGTCGAAGGAGACCTCGATCCAGGCCCCGGCGATATTCGCGAGGATGTTCCCGACCGAGTTGTTGTCGGTGATGGCCGGCACGCCCGATTGGCGCAGGTAGTAGTCGTTCGCCGACCCGCCGGTAGGCAGTCCGTCGGCGGTCCAGTAGCCCTGGAAGGTCATGCTCGCAGGGGTGATGCCGACCGAGGTGTAATCGAGCCAAGCCGACAAGGGCGGAATGCCGTACATGGAGGCCACCTGCGCCTCGGTCTTGCCGGGGAACTGGAGATCCGGCGTCGACCCCGCGTTCGCCAGCACCGCCAGACGGGTGTCGAACCACTGGTCCGGGATATTCCGCTTGAAGAACTCGCGGCCCCGAACGATCGGGTTGGTGGCGACATCGTTGAACTGGTCTTCGAATTGCCCGAACACCAGCCGACCGCCGCTATAGCTGGCGATGCGCTGCCCTAGGACAGTGAGATACAGCATCCGAGGCGTTGCCGACCCGATCAGCCCCATGAGGCGAAGGGCCTGCTCCTCTGTTTGCTGATAGTCGGATTGGGCGTTCTGGCCCGCGTAGACGATATGGGGCTTGCCCCTGTGCGGGTCGCCAAGCTCGCGGATGTTCCGATGGACCATGGCCAGGACATCGGTGAAAGATGCGCCTCCGTAGCTTTCGGACGTGACAACCCGTGGGCTGAAGGCCGTGGAAAGTGCGGGGCCGATAAGCGCGACCATGCTGTCGCCCACGGTGTAGATTCCATCCACGCTTCGGCGCGGGCCGGTCTGGGTCTGGCATTTTAGGGCAATGCCCACCCGGCTCGCCGACTTCGAGGTCTGGCGGAACTCCCATTCGCTGCTGTCCGACCGGCAGGTCAGAAAGACGTAGCCACCGGCCGCCACTGCTGTGATTGGGTCAGACGGAACCTGGCCCCAGACTCCGTCGTCACGCAGCAAATAGTCGTCGACGGCGAAGGTGAAGCCGCCGGTCGAACCGGCTGCCGTCACCTGGTAGACCTCGCCGTTGACCGGCGACGACGGAAGCCCCGACGACGGCGCCCATTCGCCCCTCAAGAAGAACTCGCCCTGCTCGGGCGCGCCCTTGCCCCACTCGTAGAAGGAGGGGCCGCCCTGGGCTTTGGTCCCATGGACGAACAGGAAGTCGCCGATCGCCAGCTGCTTGCCCTTCCACCAGCCGGCCGAGGTGACGTTCCACCAGTCGCCCATAACTGGAGACGCGCCAGGCGGACGGGCCTGACGGGCCCAAGCCGAGCCCGTGTAGACGGCCACGTCCCCTTGGGCGTAGGTGTCCGACCCGATGGTCCGGGTAATGGCGCCGTCGCCATACTCGTAGTAGTCGCCGGTCGCGAAGGTGCCGGAAGGTGGCCAGGTCGTGGTGGAAGTGAACGTGCCTCGCGAAACCTTGCTGTCCGGCCCAGACGCCGCCGGATCGAAGGCGTTGCGATAGCGGCGCCCACGGATGACAAGGGGACTGCGCCGACGAAATTGAAGGGCCTGCCCTGTGTCGTTCGCGCCTTGGAGGGCGCGGGTGAGCACGCGCGGGAATGGCGACCAGCCGTAACCGCTGGCCTCGGTGCGGTTCGCGCATCGGCCTTGCCTCCCGCGCAGATCGTCCGGATACATCGGCACGACGTCGGTCGCTTTGGGCACCATGACGCGCGCCAAGGGCGGGTCGATCTTCGTTTCGGCAACAGCGCCGCTCGCCAGTTTGGCTGGCGTAACGGCCTGATCCTGGATCTGCGTCGTCCCGACCGCGTTCGCCGGAATACCCGAACTGGTCAGGAACTTGCCGATCGGATCGCCATTCGCCCGCAGGCCCAGGCCGATCCGATAGTTCATGTCGACGACGACGAAGGGGCCGTTCACAAAGGCCGGCTCTTCGTAAATCTCGATCTGACCGGCGCCGATCAGGAGTTTCAGGACCTGGAATACCGCCTGCACACCGAGCGGCGCGTTGAGCGAACCCGCCGTCAGGGAACGGACGTCCAACTTGTCGATCCGGATCGTTCCGTCAGACCTGAGACCAGCGGCCACCCTATTCAAACTGTCCATGAAAGCGGTGAGGTATGCCCCGCCGCCGCTAGTCGAGAACAGGTTTTCGACCTTTGTCGTCGCCGGCCCTAGGGTCAGGCTGTCGATAGTCGCCGCCGGCGCATTGAGATTGCCGATCGTAGCGACGGCTAGGCTGAAGGCCGCTACCGTCAGGGACCGGACATCCAGCTTCTCAATTCTAACCGTGCCGTCCGGCTTCAACGCGGCCGCAATCCGGTCATACATGTCCGCGATCGACGCGACGTAGCCGTTCGCCAAATCGCCCTCGGCCTTGGTGACCGAACCGCCCAAGGTCATCTTCGCCGTCGTGAGGGCGTCTGACGTCATTGCCGTGGCGATCAACGAAGCGATCGTGGCGCTGCTGGCTTGCATCGCGCCGACGATCGTCTTGGCGATCGTGGTCGTGCCGTCCGACTTCACGCCGATGGCCAAGCGCATGAACCCGTCGACGATCGCCAAGGCGATGTCGGGGAAGTCGTCTGAACTAAAGACCGTCGCGAACAGGTTTTCGATCGCGACGCGATCCACGTGCACATCGGCTGCGGCGTTCAGAACCAAAGCGCCAGCCGTTACGACCGTCTGTGCATCGGCTGTGGCGGCGGCGGCGGCGTTGCCCTTGGCCAAGGCGTAGTCGCCCTTATCCTGTGCGTAATCGGCGGCGACGATCGGCCCCTCGGCATACTCCTCCTCGGTGCCGGCATAGCCTAGGGAAACGGCCACGTCGTAGGCGCTGTCGCCTTTCGCGGTCGAAGCCAGAATTTTCGCCATGCACGGGAACAGCGTCGTGACGCCCGCCGCGTTGGTCATGGGGTACAGGCCGTCGCCGTTTGGGCCACCGTTGACGGTTCCGGTCCACCATTCGATGCGTTGCATCGCATCGGTGTTCCAGGCCGAGGCCGCCGTCGCCACGCGCTGAGATAGATCCGCAGGGATCGCACCCTCGCCACCCATCCAGGCCGTGAACATGGCCGAGAAATCCGTCGCGAAACCGCTGGGATCGGTCAGGGTCACGCCATGATCGCCGAGCAGCTCGACGAACTGCGCGGCCATGGCGTCGGTCGTGATCGTGCCGAACGGCATCAGTCAGCCTCTCTCTTGGCGGCCGCGGCCGCCTCCGTCTGGGCGGCGGCGCGGCCGCGGAGCTCGCCGTCGATTTCCTTGAGGCGCGAGGCGACCTGGAAACGCGCCTCGCGCAGGGCGTCCTCCTGCTCGCGTTGGCGGTAGTAGGCCTCGAGCAGCTGCAGGTATTCGCGCGACGCCGCTTCCCGGGCGTCGCCGCTGTTTGGATTCGCCATGGCGGGAACTGCTATCCTTGGACTTCGGGCTCGCCGGGTGCCTCAGGCTCTTCCGGCAGCGGATTGGCATCGCGCCATGCGTCGAACTCGGCCAGCGATGGCGCGGCGCGATAGCCCTCTACCTTTTCCCAGGGCGTGCCGTTCATAAGGCGGAAGGGCAGCGTTTCGGGCTCTCTGTTCGCCTCGAAATCCTCGGCCGGCCCAGAGAAGGCCGCGACAGGCTGGTCGCCCAGGTAATAGACCGCGTTCACACGCCCCATGGTCAGCGCTCCGTTTTATGTTCAGTGACAGCAAGACGGTGATTGACTGAGCTGGCCGCGCCGGAGCCCGGCTCAAGCATCGCCTGCAGCTCGATCGTGTGGGGCCCCGCGCCTGGCGTGACGTCGAGATCCGAGACGCTGCGGTCGTAGGCCCCGCCCTTGACGTATTTCGGCCAGCTGTCGAACTCGACGTTATCGACGAGAACGCGAAAGCTCACGTAGCTGTCCGTCGACGCGCTTCCGATGGTCGCCTGCGAGCGGACTTCCAGGCGGCCAGCCCCGGTAGTCCGGTAGACAGTCCGAAGGGTGGTCCAAGACCCGACGGAAAGCGTGATCCCAACGCCCGATGCGGATATCGAACTGTCGGTGACGTCTCGATCGACGATGTGGCCGGTCTGAACGTTCCCGTCGGCGATGTGGTAGTAGAGGATGCTGTCGACCACGATGCTGGCGGCCGTGATAGAATTGGCCTTGACCCGGTCGACCTCGAAGTTCGTCGCCTTCACGATCCCGCCGACAATGGCCAGCGGATAGAGGGTGGTGGTGCCGTTGGAGAATCCGATCTCGGCGGCTGACACCAGAAACGCCGAGGTCGCGCCGGTGTTCACCAAGCGCAGGCCCGCGACAAGGCCATTGACGTTCGTCGCGACCGTATAGGTCGCGCCCATGCCGGAGACGACGCTGGCCGTCTGGGTGATCGAACCCCGGAAGTTGTTGCCGAAGTTCGCCTCGAGCTGGTTGATCCACAACACGCCAGCGCTGCTGGTGTTCACCCAGGTGCGGATCTGGGTGTTGAACGACGCGATATCCGTGCCGATCTGGGTCCTGATCGCCTCGACATGGTCGGCAACGGTTTCGGTCGTCGACCACATCAGCGTGTCGTGCCGCATGATCATGGCGTTGCCAGAGGGCGCGAGGAGCGCCATCAGGCCCATCCGGGCCCAGAAGGTCTTGTCGCCTTCCTCCCACTGCTGATCGTCGTCGATCAGGATCCGCTTCACGCGCACGCCGTTGTGGAAGGTCTCGCTGATCAGCTGCCCCCGCTCGTCGATCGCCGCCATCGCCAGCTCGAGCGTCGACTTCGTCAGGTTCGCGCCCTGCTCAGATGCGGCGCGCAGCTCATCGACGAGCTGGCCGGGCGTCATGCCGCCGATCAATGCGACGCCGGCGCTGACCAGGGCGTTCAGCGGAATGGCGACCGCGTATTCGTAGACCCACGTCGAAACCCAGTTGTCCGACGCGCGCCACCTGGCCCGCACGTCCAGGAAGTCGCCGGCCTTCACGCCCTCGATATCGCCGGTTGGGTTAGCGGCGGGGAACGTCTTGCCGGCGCCGACCCAGCTGTCAGCTGATCCGCCGGCGGGCCGGATCTCGACGACCAGGTCCTGCACCTGGCCGGCGGTGACCGGCTCACAACCGACAACCAGGGCCGGGTGCGAGGAGCCGTCGATGGCCGTGCGTTTGATCCCGTAGGCGGTGAAGGATTTCGGTGCTCCAATCCCGCGTTGAACAAGCACGCCCGACGCCACGCCCGGGCGAGAGATGTCGCCGTTGGCCAGCACTGAACGGATCTCGACGTCGACGCGGATCTCGGCCTCGGAGCGACCCTCGTCGTCGATGTCGAACACTGAGTCCGGCAGCGCCGGCGTCCGAACTTCGCGCGCCTCGGCGCGCAGCGGATCCAGCGTCTGCCAGGCCGGTGCCGGATCCAGTTCAGACGGCGTAACCCGCCAACGCGCCGAGAAGCTTGCGATCGGCGAGGTGCGGCTGGTGGCCACGTCGAAAGCGACTAGGACGCCGTCGGGCGAGCCCTGCGAGGCGAGGATCCGAGGCTGGGGCGCAGGCGATCGCGCGGTCAGGCGCGTCTGCAGCGGCGGGATCGGACCCGTCTCGGCCGCTAGGATGTCCTCGAACCGGTACGGCTGGGCCCGCAGGGCGACCGATCGGCTCGAGCTCGGCGCGACGTCGATGATCTCGACGTCCTCGGTGATGATGTCCACCTCGCCGAAGACGACCAGGTCGTCGCGGCCAGGCGCGTCGATCTCGGCCAACGGCGTGGCGAACACCAGGTCGCGCACCCGTCCCGGCGTCGTGACCACCAGGAGGTTGCGCAGCGCATCACCGTCCGGCCGACGCACATCGAGGGCATAGGTCTTGCCCGCGACCATCTCCACCGGATCGTCCAGCCGCACCCCGGAAACCAGCGCGCCGCTCCAACGACGGTTCTGCACCCGGCTTTCCGCCTGGCCGAACAGCGTCGAGGCGTGCCGGACCAGGACACGATCGCCATAGGTCGAGACCAGGCCGTCGAAGCCGGCCGACCAGCTATGGGTCTCAGACTGGTAGAGCCGCTTGGCGAGCCAGACGCGCCCTTCCTTGTAGGCCCGCACGGCGGTCGTCTTGAACGGCAGGTCATAGACCTCGATGAGGTTGGCCGTGGTCTTGTCGTAGCCGTCGGCATAGACGGTCAGTTCGTCGGAAAGCCCGTCCTGGTCGAGGTTGCCGAACCTGACCGTGACCCCATGAATCTCTTCGGGAAACGCCCTGGAATAGCTGTAGCCCTGGGCGTTGAGCCCCGAGAAGAGCTGTCGGGGGGCCGGCTTCTCCCAGTCGGTGACGGCGCAGAGCTTGCGGCCGTTCCAGTAGGTCGAGAAGCGACCCATGAAGCCCAGCTTAATCAGCACGTCCTGCTGGCTGGCGTTCTCCTGGACGAGGACTTGGCCTCGCCAATCCCGCTCCTCGATCATGTTGTAGGCGTCGACGAACGAGACATCGATCTGCGCCGCCGACAATGGCCGGGCGGCCGGATAGCCGGTGACCATGTAGCGGGCGTGGGCCGCGGCGTTGTTGGTCGGCTGCCACGCCTCGGAATAGACGGTCGCGTCGCCCGTCCAGCTGTCGTCCTCGACCACCGGGCAGATCGGCGTAACGACACCCGACAGCGCCGGGAGCGCGCCGTTCACGGTGTTCGTAGCCTTGAAGCGCGCCACCAGAATTGAGAGGTTCTCGTCGGCGATCGGCGCCTTGTTCTCGATCGAGCGCATCGCCGTCCACGTCGTGGTGTTCGTGGAGGCGTCGACGTCGTCCCCGTCGGGATCCCAGGCTTTGATACGGACGTCGTACTGACCCTTCTCGGCGGGTTTGAACGTCAGAGTGCGGCGAACCGTGCGCTTGGAGCGGTCCTGGACGTACCAGTCGCCCGCGGGCACCAGCGCGCCGGTGCGCGTGTAGTAGGCGCCGATCGGGGCGGCGACCCAGGCGTCCTCGCCGGCGGGCGAGTACTCGACCCGGCCCTGCACTTCCTGCGGCAGGATCTTGCCGTTGTCCTTGCTGAACAGCAGGCCAGCCGGGAAGGTGATGTCCAGCTCGATAATCTCGGCATCCTCGGCCGAGGTGTGGACCACCCAGTCCCCGCCCATCTCGAGCTCGTCGGTGTAGCCCTCCTGGACGGTCCGCATCGGGTAGAGCGTCGAATTGCGCGGGCCCGGCGTCAGGAAGGTCTCGAACGTGACGTCGCCGTCGCTGAGCGCAGAGAACAGGGTCCCGCCCAGTTTCGGGTCGGCCAGGGTGCAAGGCCCATAGTGCAGACCGTAGATGCCCGTGATGTAGACGTCGTCGCCGATCGTGCTGGTGAACGCGCTCGAGGCCAGGTCGAAGACCACCCGGCCCTGCCCGAACGCCAGCGGCATTTGCTGATAGGGCCGCGGCGAATTGCTCTGCGAGCTCAGGGAATAGGCCGGACGATCGTCCAGCTTGTCGACGTGCGGCGCGAAGGCGGCCGCGACCGCCATCTGGCCACCGACGGCCACGGCGGCCGCTGCCACCTTGAAGGCCACCGCCTTGGCGCCGGTCGCACCGGCGGCGGCCGGCCCGCCGATGTAGAAGGCGGCCGCCATGATGGCGATCTGCAGCACGGCCTGCAGGGCCTTGTTGCCGCCGCGACCGCCACCGCGCGCCATCACCGCGACGTTCACGATCTGGCCAGTCTGCGGAACTATATCGAGCCCGGCCTCACGATCGACGATCGGCTCGCCGTCGATCCAGATTTCGGTCCGGCCAAGGTCGCGCGCATCCAGTGCGCCGTGTCGCACGGCAGCGGTCAGCAGCTCGGCCAGGGTCGCGCCGGCGGGATAGGCCACCTCAACGACACGCGGGGTCATCGGCTCCGGCGCGAAGACGGCCACCTGCCGCGCCGGCGCGGCGCGCGGCCTACGCGTCATAGAAGCCCCGCGCGCGGCGGGCCCAGCGTTCGTCGGAGAGACGTTCGATCACGGTGTCCGTCCCCTCCCATGCGTGGATGAAGGCTCGTCGATCGAGGACGAGCCCAACGTGCGCCGGCCGGCCGAAGACCTCGATGAGCGCCACGGCGCCGGGGCGAGGTCCGTCCAGCAGGCGCCAGCGTCCCAGGCTGGCGGCGATGAGGCCGGCCGACGTATCGATGAGTCGGCCGCCCACGGCGTCTTCGGGCAAGTAGCCGTCGCCGGCGCTGGGCGAGGCGACCTCGAGCAGCTGCTGCCGCAACCAGCTGACGCAGCCCCAGCAGTCCCAGCCCTCCGGCGTGCGCCCCATCAGGCGGTACGGCGTGCCGACAAAGCCGGCCGCGCGCGTGACCAGTGACACCTAGAAGCCCGCCGGCGTCTTGGAGGGGGTGTATGACGGCGCGCAGGCCGGCTCGGTGGCGAAGTCGCGTGGCGAGAGCGTGCCCGTGGCGTGAGTCTGATCAATCTCGACTTGGGCCAGGCCAGCGCCGATCAACCCGAGCTCCACAGTGTCCGGATCCTCGACACGCACCGTCTCGACGTCGACCGAGGGCCTGCCGATCGCCGTCCGGACCGCCAGGCTGATCCGACCGTCGACGTTGGCGATCTCGAGCTTGGCAGCGCGTGTGACCTCGCCGGTTCCCGCCCCCTGCCAGGTGAAGTTGAACGGCATGAACGGGAAATGCATGCCGCGACTCTCGATGCCGTCAGGCCAGCTACCGGCACGCAGCGGCTCGTCCAGGCCATCGGCCGAGACGGTGACCAGCATGGCGATGTCGGGCGTCATCCGCGCGAACGACGCGCGGACGAACGCCTCGGAGACGTCAGCGGACATCGCGATCCTTTAGGCAGGGCGGGTGTGGAGGCCGACTTCTCGGAAGACGTACTGACCACGCGTCTCAACCAGGCGAGGCGCGCCATCGGCCAGCCACTCGGCGATGCAGAGGTCCCCGGTGTCAGGGCGGACGAAATAGAAGGCTGGCGGGCGCCTCGCGTAGAACTGGTCGAGGATGTCGTCCTGCTCGGCGCTGAGACGCATCTGGCCCTTCACCTGATGGTGCAGGCCCGAATACAGGCTGCCGTTGGCCGGAAGGCCGGCGTCGCCGGCGAAGGCCTTGAGGTTCGCAAAGGGCTCGACGGCGGGCTGCCCCCGGAACCCGGGGAGATCGGCGGGCCAGACCGGCAGGTTGAGATCCGGATTGGAGTGGGTGCCGGGATCCCAGCGCATCACCGCCAGGCCAGGCCTGCCGATGTAAGGACGGAACGCATAGATGTGCGACATGCCGCCGCCGTTCGGCGCGATCGACAGCCTGGCCGCGCCGGCGGCCGCCACGGTGATCCTGGCATAGGCCTCGCTGAACGAGGCGGTAAGGCCGCGCCTGCAGGCGCCCGAACCTAGCCTGCGGAAGGGCACGACGGTGGCGGAGATCGTCGCACCGCCGCCGTTCAGGATCACGAACTCGACCCGGGGCCGATTCACATCCGCCCCGACCAGCGCCAGCACCTCGAGTTCGTCACCGACCGAGACGTTGACCGAGGACGTCGCGACGCCGGCGCCACCGGCCACCATCACGACACGACCAGGCGCACCGACCGTGCTCTCGTCAACCTGCAGCGCTCCCCCACCCGAGACCCAGTCGTTGGTCAGGTCCAGGAGGCCGGCGTTCTTCAGGAGGTTGCCCGCCATCAGCCGCCATACCTCTTGACGCGCGGCGTTTGCCCCATGGCCCGGGCCAGGTCGCCGCTGGAGCCGGCTCGACTGATCATGTCCCGCCCGATGTCGTCGTAGAGGTCCATCCGGATGCCGTCGGCCGTCTGGCTCACCTTCGGCCGGGCACCGGAGCTACGATAGTCGTTGACCTCGACCTTCATGCCGGCGGGCGCCGTCGCGGGAGCCTGGATGACCGCCGGCGCCGCGACGCGGGCGTCCATGGCCCGGGTTTCGGCGCTGGTGAAGACCTTCGTGCCTGGCGGAAGCCAGATCCGCTCGCGGCCATGCTCCCCCACATCCGCCCAGCCGCCCGGGTGACCGTCGGTGCCAGAGGCGTAACCTGGGACCAGCTTGGCGTTGGCGGCGGAGAACGCCGCGTCCCAGCCGGCGCCGCCGGCGCTCGAGGCGGCGCTCAGGGCGTTGGCCGAGGCCGACAGGTTCGCCCCGCCAAACAGGCTGCCCAGCAACGAGCCCGCGATGCCGCCGACGCTCGACAGCGTCGGGTTGCTCTCGCCGAAAAGCATGTTCTTCAGCGGGTTCAGGGCCGCCAGCCGGATGAAGTCCGACATGACCTGCTCGATGATCCGCGTGCCCGTGTCGCCCCAGTTCTTCCAGGCCTGCGGGTTCAGCACGTCGTCGAGGAACTTATCGCCCATGCCCTTCAGGTCGTTGTACGAGTCCTGGACGCGCCGGATTTCCGCCTGCAGGAGGGCGTTGTCCCGGGCCTGCTGGACGATCGCCCGCCCCTTCTCGGTCTCGAGGCCGATCCCTTCCTTGATGAGATCCAGCTCCGCGGCCTTGACCGCGCGCACGATCTCCATGGCGTCGGCGTTCTTGCCGATCGCCGTCAGCTCGTCGGCCAGCAGCTGGTGCTCACGCTGCAGATCCTGGAGGCGGTCGCTGGCGGATTCGGCCTTGGAGACATCCCGATCGAGACGGGCGTTGTAGACGTCGCGGGCGACGAGGTTCCTGCCCTGATCGCTGGACGGGTCGATCCCCTGGCTCTCCAGCCGCTTGCGCGCCTGGATCCGGATGCCCTCCTCGTCGAACCGATCTGGCTTGGCGCGATCGGCCAAGGCGCGGCGACGAGCCAGCGCCTGGTACGTCTCGTTCTGATCGCGCGAGATATCGATCGCCGCGCCGCGTGCCTCTTCCTCATGGGCGTCGTGCAGCGCCTTGCGATATTCGGCGATCACCCGGGTGAGGATCCGCAGGGCCTCGCCGTCGGCGACCTTCTGCGCGGTCAGCAGCGGACGCAGCGCGAGCTCGTCCTGCATCTGCTGGTCTGCCTGTTTCGAGGTCAGGAGCCCGCTGGCGACGGCGTCGTTGGCGTCCCGCCGAACGTCCGTCTGGGTGCGCAGCTGGTCGACAGATTTGGCGCCGTTGGCGGCGGCCTCGGCGACCATCAGGTTCAGCTGGGCCTGGTAGCGTTGTTCCTCGTTCGCGCCCTTCCGGGCCGCGTCGGTGGACGCCTTGCGGCGAGCGTCCGCCTTCAGCGCAATCTCGCTCGATTCCAGATAGGCCTGTGCCGAGGCCAGGGCCCCGGCGGTGTTCTCCGCCATCGCCTTGGAGTCGCGAGCAAGAGACTCCGCGTGCCGATCGACATGCTCGCCCCTTTTCTTGATCTGGGCGATTTCCTTGTCGCCGGCGGCGATCGCGGCACGCAGCTCCTCGGGCGTCTTTTCCGTGGCGATCTCGCCGCGCAGCGCCTTTCGGGCCACTTCCTGGCGATCCTTCACCGTCTGGATCTGATCGTCCTTGGGGTTGAGCTTCCCGACCGCCTCATCAACGCGGTTGATGTCCTCGATGCGGTGCTCGCGGGCCGGCTTCGCCTTGGCTTCTTCGATCTGCTTCTTGACGTCAGCGATCATCCGGTCGGTCGCTGCGACGGCGTCGCGGATATTTTTCTGATAGTCTCCCGTCGTGTCGACGCCGACGCCGGCCTGGACGTTGCGGCGCATCTCGTAGAGGCCCTGCAGCCGCTTCTCGGGCGACCATGCCGGTGTCTGGTTCAGCTTTTCGAGCTTGGTGATGACGTCGGAGATCGACTTCGCCAAGCTGTCCCAGGCGCCCTTCACGCCGATCACCGCGGCGCCTGATTTGGGCAGTGTGCCGTTCAGCTTCTCCAGGACCAGCTTCAGGGCTTCGGTCTTGCCCTGGGTGATCTCGACCGACTTGATGTGGTCAAGTTCGTTGCCCGTCAGGAAGGTCAGCTGGTCGTTCAGCAGCTTGGCGCCATCGGCCGGGCTAGCGAAGGCGCGGGCGAGTTCGTTCAGGGCGTCCTTCGACGACTTGCCGGTAGCGTCAGCGAAGCGATCCACCATCGATGTGGCGCTCGTGAGGTTTTCCTCGGTGACCTTGGCCGTGGTCGCGAAAGTCGTGGCCGCGTCGCGCGAGAAGCGGATCGATTGTGTCGTCGATGCAGCGGCCGCGTCGGCGACCTGGTGGATTTGGGCGGCCGTGACGCCTGAAGCTCTGCCCGCACCCTCGAGAAGCACGGTCAGCTTGGCCTGCTCGTCCTGGGCGCGGATCTGGATCGCGATCAGGCCGCCGATGACGGCCAGGTACCCGGCCGCGGCCGCGCTCGCGGCGATGAACGCACCGGACACCGCCATCCCCTCGACCGCAAAGGCCTGAAGGACCTGCGGCCCCTGCTGCAGGAGCATGCGCATAGGATCGATGCCACTTCCGGCGGACGAGACGATGTCCGAGGCGGTGTAGATCAGCGTGTTCTTCTGGTTGACGCTGAGCCCACCCTTTTTCGCCTGGGTCTGGGCAGCTTCCTGCCGCCGGTATGCGGCCGTGGTCTCGTCCAGCTTCTGGCGCAGGCGCGTCTCGGCCTGCGCCAGCTCACCCGTCGTGATTAAGCCGCCGCGGGCCAGCGCCTGGGCCCGGGAGAGTTCGAGGTTGAATCGCTCCTGGGCAACAGCCAGCGGATTGATCGCCGCGCGCAGCGCCCTGGCCTGCTCCTCGGCTTCGGCGAAGAACGCCGCCGACTCCCTGGCCGAACCTGCTCCGGTGGAGTCGACCAGGCCGGAAATCCGCTGCTGCACCGGCGTGGCGGCGGCCTGGGCGGCCGACTGCCGGATCTGCGCGGCCATCCGCTCATAGCGCGAAGCGGTGTCGTCGGCCTGGATGCCGATCCGGCGCAGCTCGGCCTGGGCGATCCGGGCGCCTTCGGCGGCGGCCGGTCCGACCGACTTCAGATCGGAGCGTACGCCATCGGCCCCGCTCAGACCGATGCGCCAGGTGATCGAGCCGCCGTCCGCCATCGCCCCTCCTCTAGATCGTCATTCCGGCGGCCGGGACTTGTCGATGCCGACAAGCGCGCCGGCCTCGAGCGCGGTCAGGCACTCCACCAGGGCTTCGGATTCAGCGACCCCGTACGCGGCGGCGGTCCTGGCGGCCTCGGTGAGGTCTAGGCCGGTGATCTGGCCGGCCATGCCCGCCCGCCGCCACACCCCGTGACGCTCGATGGCCCTGAGGGCGACTACGCCTTCCGGCGTTTGCGGGGCGTGCTCGACTTCCGGGCAGAGCTGTCCACCGCAGCGTCCGCCGAAGGCGCAGGCCTCTCCGGCGTCCCGGCAGTCTGAGCAGTGTTTGGCCCCGCCGCTGTAGCGCCATTCAGCGAGGAGCCTGAGCCGTTTCCCTCGGCGGCCCGGATCTGGGCAGGCGTGTCGATGATGCGCGAGAAGGCCGCCATCAGCACCGGGCCCGAGCCTTTCACCGGTCCAAGGTGGAAGAACTTGCGCACTTTCTCGGCCGTCAGCTCGATGGTGACGCCGTCCTTGTCGACCAGGTTCCAGTCCTCGATCAGCGCCAGGCCGCGCGCGGTGGCGCGGACCATCATGGCGAAGCCCATCGAGACGTCCTTGTCGGCGAGCAGGCCCACCTCGTCCGGCGAGAAGCCGTAGCGCTCGAGCACGTCCTCACCCATCTGCAGCAGATAGAGGTCGCGGGCGATCTGGGCTTCGACCGTGGCGCTCAGGAGTCCGGTCTGTGGCCGGATCAGGAGGCGCACGCCGAACGGCAGGTCATGCCATTCGGCGTCGCCGCACTCGACTTCCCGTTCGTCGAAGTCGCAGACGATGCTGGCGCCGGTCACAGGGCGTAAGCCGTGGTCAGGTTGGTCAGGACGGCGGTGACCATCGGCGCTGCCGCGCCGACTTCACCGCGCCCCTTCAGGTCGACGGTCATCGTGCCGCCGTTCTGGACGGGCACTGACACCGGCTCGAACCGGACCGCCGGCAGCGTGACCACCAGCTTCATGTAGGTGCCGAGCGACCAGGTCAGGGCGACCTCCTGCGCGTCGGGCAGGAAGCCGTCGGAACCCGTCGCGCCGTAGGCGCGAATGGCGTCGGTCACGTAGCGCGCGGTCAGGTTCAGATCCGTGGAGATCTTGGCCAGGAAGGCGTCGCTTTGGACGTTCTCGCCGGCGTAGCGGTCCATCTCGATCGAGTTGCTGATCTTCAGCGTGCCACGCGTGATGCGGGCGACCTGGACGCCGCCGATCGTGATGATGCCCTTCGAGTTGGGCACCCGCTTGGCCAGCGCCGACACGGTCGGGCCGGTGAACACCGAGGCGTTGTAGGGATCCGAAGTCTGGCGCCCCATCAAGGTGATCGGCACCTTGGCGTAGCCGCGGTCGGGTCCGATCGGCAACGTGGCATCCTGCACCAGGCCGCCGATCAGCTTCTCGAACTGGCCGGGCGCGTTCATCGCCTCCATCGTGGCGATCGGCAGCCCGGCCGCGCCCGAGGTGAAGGTGTGAGCATAGGTGCCGGCGGGCGCGGGGTCGTCGACCGCGGCGGAACCCGGCGCGCCAAGCGTCATCAGCAGCCAGTAGCCGATCTGATGCAGGTCCAGGGGAGCCTGCAGCGAGCCGTCGGCGTCCTCGAGGCCAGGCTCGGCCGGACGAGCGTCCGTCGGGTTCGCGTAGCCCACGACGCCGTTGATGTCGTCGTCCTCCAGCGGCTTCTTCTTGTTGAAGGTGCGCTGGTAGACGTTCAGCTGGACGGCGTTGGCGCCCGAGGCGGCCGTCGGAAAGTCGGCCTGCCCCTTGAGGTTCAGGAGCGTGGCGCGGCCACGCGGGAGATTGGTCGTCACGGCCAAGGGTCAGTCCTCCAGGACGATGTGGCGGGGAGACGAGAGCGAGATCTCGTCGGGGGTGGCGTCGCGCGCGGCCTCGGCCGGCACGCGGCGCTTCAGCACCTGGTGCGGGCCACGGATCACCTGGCCGCGCAGGGCGCCGAGCTCAGGAAGGTCCCGAAGGGCGAGGAGATGACGCGCCTGGTCGGCCGGCGCGGCCGCGACCAGCTGTTCGGAGGTCATTTGCGGCCCGGGGCCCGGGGAAGCGTCGGGCGCAAGGTCTTGCGCGTCGGCCGCGGTGGCGGCCGCCGTGGGGGTCTTGGGCATGCTGGGGGCTCCTAGCCGGCGGCTGTTGGGGCGACGTAGAGGACGGTCACCGTGATGGTCGCGACGCTCATCGCGCCGGCGTCTTCCAGGAAGACGTCGTCTTCGATGCCCTCGGTGATGCGGGCGAAGACCTGCGGATCCAAGCCGAGGGTCGGATCCTCCTCGAGGGCCTGCTTCAGCGCCGGAAGAAAGAGATCGCGCTGCGCGCGCCGAGCATCCTGGTCGGCGCCGAGGACCTCGTAGTCGGAAAGGAAGGCGCGCTCGCCTTCCCACTGGTTGTCGGGCCCGCCGTCCAGCGTCACCTCGAAAGGCTGGGTCTTGATCAGCAGACCGTGCTGAAAGCCATCCCCCGGCTCGTGGCGCTCGATTTCCTCGACATCGACCTCGACCGTGCAGCTGACCAGCTGGCCGTAGAGGTTGACCAGTTTCTCGATGATCTGCGGGCGGGTGACCGTCATGGCTTGTTCTCCGGGCCCAGCACGCTGACCAACTCGGCGATGAAGTCGCCCTCGAACCGCTTCCTGAATTCCTCGAAGAGCTGGGCGCCACGCATGCGCCCGCCGCGGATCCGCGCCTTGCGTCGAAGCACGAAGAGCACTGTCCCCTCGCCTCCGCGGCGGCTCTGGCGGCCCGTCCGGGAAAATGTCTTGCCAGGCGCGACCAGGACGTAGCCTTGCCCGCCCTCGCCATTGTCGATCCGCATCTCAAGCTTCTCGACGCCGAGGGCGCGGCAGACGATCTGGACCGGACCGCCCAGCGCCTCGTAGCGCCCCTGCGCGTCCCGACCGAGACCCGAGCTCCGCGCGCTCCTGGCGACCTGGCGCAGGAACCGCTCGAGGATCACCTTCGCGGGCCCGACGGGGATGGCCAGGTACTTCCTGTTCCTGACCGTGACCTCGACCCCGTAGGTCAAGGCGTTGATGATGATGCCGGCCTTGTTCCAGAACCAGCCGGCGGGTTCCATCGAGTCCTTCGCCGGCAGCTTCCTGCCGCGCCAGGTCTTCGAGAAGCGCGCCGCGTTGCGGATCCCCGAACCCGCGATATCCGCCTGCAGCTTGCCCTTGTACCGATCGACGACTTTCACCATCGCCACGGAGTGCGCACGGGCCATGACCCGCATCTCGTGCTCGCTGAGCTCGCCGGCCCGGTCGGCGGCGGCCCGGGCGATATCGGTCGCGAGCGCGCCGTCGACGGAAAGCCGCGTGCCGAACCAGGCGTCGCGGCCAGCCATCAGGCCGAGCAGTCCACGCGCCACTCCAGGCGGCGGGTGTCCGGATGCTGGGGAGCGTTCACCATCACCAGGACCTGGCCGTCGACGCGAACCTTGCCCTGCTTGCTGGGCTGGAAGCCCGGGGCCCGGGCGGCGAGCTCGTGGACGCGAACGCGATAGACGTTCCGCTCGACGACGCTGCGGCGCTGACCGTAGAGATCGGCCTTGTCGGCCAAGTCCGGCAAGGCCCGCACGGCGGCAACGATCGCGCCGCCGGCGTCGAGGAACTGCAGCTCCGTCGAGTGCTCCGGATCGTCGTAGATCGCGTCAAGCGTCTCGGTCCAAACGGACATGGCTAGCCCAGCAGGCGGGCGCTGGACAGGTCCGCGTCGGCGGGAAGGCGAACGGCCAACCGTTGCTCGACCAGGTCCTCCGCGAGCGCGGGACTGGCCAGGACAACAGTCCGCCGCGGGATCCGCTTGTCCTTCTGGTCGCGGATCTTGGAGGTCCGCAGCTGCAGCGCCACGCGATCCTCTTGCTCGACAGCCTCCTGGGGCGCCATGGCCGTACGGGCGGTCACTCTCTTGGGCTTGGACATTTGGAACTCCGGATCTGCAGGGCGGAGCGGCCGCTGGCCGCTCGGCGCTGCGGATCGGGGACGCCGGTGGCGCCCCCTCTCCAGCGAACCTGGATCAGGCGGCAATCTTGCCGGTGAACAGGCAGTCCGGACGCGTGCAGATGTTGATCGGGTTCGATTGCATCTCGAGCTCGATTTCCTTCTCGCCGGTCTTGTCGATCGACGGGACCACGTACTTGGGCTTGCCCTTGGTGTTGACGGCCGAGAACAGCGGGCCGGGCGCGAAGCGCGTGAGGAACAGGCCCGGCACGCCGATCGGGATGTACCGGCACTCGTCCGTCGGCACGGCGACATTGCCCCAGCCGCGGTAGTTCAGGTGGGTGACGTTGCCGTACTTCACCTTCTCGATCGGGTCGCCCTCGCGCAGGTCGTTGGCGGCGGTCTGGTTGAGGTAGGTGCGATTGACCTCGGGGTGGTTGGTCAGCTTGTCGAAGTAGTCGTCGCCGCAGAGAGCGACGAAGCCCTTCGGCGCCACGCCGCCCAGGGCGTCGCGGATCTTGCGCGTAGCGCCGGTGATCTGCTTGCGGATCGCACCGGCTTTGGCCGGGTCGTTGGGATCGTAGGCGTCGTCCAGCTCGAGTTCGATGTCGTCGGGCTGGTCGATCTCGAACTTGTCGTAGAGGTCGATCAGCACGTCGCCGTTGGCGTCCAGGATCACGCCGCCGATCGCGCCCAGGCGGTGATACTCCAGGGTCAGGTCGTGGTTGCGGCTCATCGCTTCGAGCTTCTCGTCGCGCTTCTCCTGCACGCCCACGAGCATTCCCGGCGTACCGAAGCCGCGGACGTTCTGCAGCTCGTCCGGCGTGATGTGGGCCGTCAGCGGCAGGTGGGGGATCTCCAGCTGGATGCCGTCGCGCTTGGGCCCGGTGATCGGCGTGCCCGGCGCGCCGCGCGGCTTGGCGGGCACCAGCGCCAGCTGGTGGTGGCGACGCTCGATGTACATCGAGGTGGTCGAGACGCCGTCCTCCTCGAAGATCCCCAGCTGGGCGAGGACCTGGGGAACGTAGGGGATGCGGTCGACCTTCGCGGCCAGCGAGGTCGAGGTGAACAGGGAGCTCTTGAAGACGTCGAGCAGCGTGAATTCCATGACGTAAGCCCTTCAGGCTAGGACGCACGAGGGGCCGCGCCGCCGGCAGGGCCGGCGACGGGCGTCATGGGTCCGGATTTTGGGAGGGTGTGTGCCGACGCGGAGGCGTCAGGCGCGGGCGACGATGCCCAGATCCAGAAGCTGGGCCATGCCGGCCGCTTTTTGGTTGTCGGTGAGGCCGGTCTTCCATTCCAGCATGCTGGCGATCACGACGGCGTCGCGTTCGATGTCCAGCAGCTCGACGGTCGCCGTGCCAATCACCGTGGTGTCCCAGGCGATGCCATGCACATGCTGCAGGCCGTTGGTCGCCGTCGGATCCCAGGGCTTTGCCTGGCCCGCATCGGTGGCCGCGGCCGCCGTCACGGTCACGTCGAAGCCGTCGCCGGCCGCGAAGTCGGTGGAGCCATCGGCGATCGTGAAGCCGAGGCCGCCGCCGGTGAAAGCCACGCCCGCGGTGCCGTGACCGATCTCGACGCCTTCCGGATCCGAGACGACGTAAGCGCCGGCGTTCGTGGCCGGCTCGATGAAGCGGACCTGATACTTACCGGCCGGCGTGCCAGCGGCGACGGTGACCGCGCCGATCGCGCCGTTGCCGGTGTTGCCGGCCTGGGCGACGCCGGCGCCGGACAGAGCGCCCAGCGCCACGAGGGCGATCACCAGGCCAGCCTTCAGGGTCTGGTTGATGGCGCCGGTCACGACGCCGCGCGAACGGCCGCCGTTGGCTTCGGAGAGGCAAAACTCCCCGGCATAATTACCTTCCTTGAGCATGGAGAGCTCCCTCTAGATGGATTTGATGGTGGGGTGGGCGATCAGGTCTTGAGGCCGGAGGCCTTGCGACGGGCGGCGTAGATGTCGTCGGACGACATCGACGTTTCGGTCTGGCGGCTGGCTTCGCCGCCCGGGCCGAGGTTGGGCTGAGCAGCGCCGTTCATGACCGTGATCAGCGGGTCGACGGCCGCCGCGCTCTGCGGCGACGCGGCCAGGGTGGCCTTTGCCTCCTCGACGCTCATCTCGGTGTTGAACGCCAGGTGGTTGGCCAGGGTCTCGCGGCCCTTGGCGGCGTCGCAGGTGGTGATAGCCTTGATGCGCTCCTTGGTCGCCGAGGCGGCCGCGGCGCGAACTTCGGCCTCGTTGACCGTGGCCGCCGGCGCGGCCGCGGCCGGAGCGGCGGCGGAAGCGGCGGCGATGATCGGGGCGGCAGCCGCGGCGGCCGCAGCAGCGGCCGGAGCTTGGGTTTGATCCGACATGAGAGTGGTTCCCTTGGGTTTGGTCGATTGGCTCCGGCCGATGCGGCCGGCTTTCAGGTCCGCGAGCGCGGTTTCGAAGGTGCCCACGCGGTCGGCCAGGCCGGCGTCGACCGCCTTCTGGCCGATGAAAGTGCGCGCCTCGGTGGCGCGGATCTGATCGGCGGTCATGCCCTGCCGGCCTGCGGCGACGGTCTCGACGAAGAGGTCGTAGAACGCGTCGACCTCGGCCTGCATGTCGGCCGCCACCTCCTCGGAAAGCGGTCCGAAAGAGTTCCCGTCGACCTTGTGCGCGCCGGCGTGGATCAGGGTCGGCTTCAACCCGTTCTGCTTCAGCCGTCCTGACTGGTCGACGTGCAGCATGACGACACCGATGGAGCCCGAAAGGCCGGTGGCGGTCGTCACGACCTCGGTCGCACCGGACGCGATTGCGTAGCCGGCGCTGGCGGCCATGCCGTTGGTGACAGCGACAACCGGCTTTTCCGCCGCGACCTCGCGCATCACTTCGGCGCATTCCATCGCGCCGACGGCTTCGCCGCCCGGAGTCTGCAGGTCGACAAGAAGGCCGCGAACGTCCCCATCACGCTTGGCCGACCGGAGCTGTGCGTTGATCCCCTCGTACGAGACGAGGCCGCTGCTGGCGCCTAGCCATGCGCCGCGGTTCACGAGCTCGCCGACGATGGTGATGATCGCCACCCCGTCGTCGAGCCGGAAAAACGGCTTGTAGCTTCCATCCGGCCCCGTCGACCTGCCGGAAAAGCGGCTGGCGTTCGGATATCCACCTCGCGCCTGCATCTCGCGATCGACCGCGGCCGCGAACTCGCCAGGATCCAGCATCGCGTCGGCGCCGGTGCGTTCAGCCAGGACGGTGGCGATGACCTCGGCCGCGCTCGGCATCAGCAGCAGCGGCCGGTTGTACAGCCGACTGGCGACGCGAAGGAGCTGGCTCATTTCTTGTTCCCCTTGGCTGGAGCCTCATCGGCTGCGGGATCCTCGGGCGGCTTCGTCGCGGCGCTCGAGGACACGGTCGGATCGATCCCGACCTTTCGCATCTCGGCGTCCTCGCGCGCGGCCTCGGAGAGAACCTGCCGGAAGCGCATGCCGCGCTCGGCGGCCTCCCGGCGGCGCGTGGTGATCCGCAGCGCCAGGCGCTCGCGCATGGCGTTGGCTTCTTTCAGCGGATCGACTTCCCCCAGCCCCGCGCCAGCCCATTCGCCGGCGCAATAGGCGGCCTTGGCGTCGCGGAACGCCGGGCCGCCGGCGGGGAGCTTCAGCATGCCCCGGGCGATCCCTTCCTGGATCAGGGCCATGCCGAACGGCGCCACCAGCTGGACGCTGAAGTGGCTCTTGCGGGCGACGAAGCCGCGCTTGACGTCCAAGAGGCCCGCTCGGATCGAGGCGTAGTTGACTTGGCTCAGGTCGCCGGTCAGCTGCTCGTACGAGAGGCCGAAGGCGGCCGAGATATTGCGCAGGCCTACCCGGACGAACGGATCGTAGACCGCGTTCGGGTGGTTGGGATTGGTCAGCGTGACCGACTCGCCCGGGTACAGGAAATTGACGTTCGCGCCGCGCATCCGGAGCGGATGGTTCTCGTGGTGGCGCAGTCGGCCGTCCTGATAGGCTCCGATGTCCTCGGCGCCCTCGTCGTCCATGGCGTCGGCCAGCTGGCCGTGGTCGTTGGGGCTGGTCACGAACGCGGCCATGATGGCGTTGATCAGCGCGGCCTGCGCCTCGGTCTCGTCGTAGCGGTCCAGGAGCCGCATCTTCTTCAGCACCGAGGCGAGCTGGGAGATGCCGCGGCGCTCGCCGGCGCGGCCCGGCTCGAACGCATGGACCACCTGGCGGCGGGTGCCGAAGGCCGGATGCGCGATCTCGCGCTCGACGTACTCCCAGCGCATGTTCGCGCCGTCGTAGCCCTCGGAGGGGTGGGAGACGCGGAAATGGTAGCCGATCGGCGCGAAGTCGATCGGGTCCAGGGCGACTCCGTCCTTCAGGACGCTGTTGTTGATCATGCCCGAGGGGTTGGACAGCCGGTCCGGGTCGATGATCTGCAGCCAGGTGGCCAGCGGCCCGCCACGCTCCCGCCAGCCAATAAGACCGATAGCGTTCCCGTCGGCCATGCGGTGACGCATGGCGAGCGCGATCTGCAGGCCGAAGGGCGAGGTGCGCTCGCGATCCAGCCAGAGGTCCGGATCCGTGGTGACGTCGTCCAGGAAGGCCTCGACGGCGGCCGCCCACTCGGCGCCGGCTTCTTCCGTGATCCCCAGGCGCTGAACGTTCGGCTGCGAGATGAAGACCCAGCCGGCGCCAACGACGGTGTCGACGTACTTCTGCAGCGCCGCCGAGGCCCAGCCGTTGTTTCGCGCGAAGTCGTGGACCCGGGTCGTCAGCGCGTCGTAATCGGCGCTGATCGCGTCGTGACCCGACCAGTTGTAGGGCGTCCAGCCGGCGAGATCCGGATCGCGCATCGATGCGCCGGCATAGGGCCCCCGAAGCTGGTCACGCGCCGAGGCGCCAGGCCGCGCAAACTCGGCGTCGGTGAGCACCAACGGCTGGTAGACCGGACCGGAGCGCCCCTGCCCGAACGGGAGCGCCATCAGGTGCTCACCCGACGCGCGCCGACGCGACCGCCGATCCCGAGTTGCCCCTCAAGGTCGACGATGTAGGCCTTGAGTTCGGACTTCTCGACCGGGTTGAGCCGATATTCCTGCTCGCCGTAGCGAGACATCGTCTTTTGGCCGACCGTCGACGCCGAGTGCAGCTTCTGGCGGGCGTCCGCCAGGTTGGCCTCGAGCTCGGCGCGCCTTTCGGGCGTGAGGGGTGCTCGCATAGTCAGTCCTGGCTGTTGAGCGCGCCCAGACGGGCGCTGAAGGAGCGCCGCTTGCCCTTCGGCGTCGGCGCTTTCGGCTTGTCATAAGCGGGCTGGACGTCATCGGCGGCGGCCGGCGGCGGCGGCGGCGGGGCTTTACGCGGCGCCCGCGCGTTTTCGATCGTCTCGACCCGCTTGTTCAGCTGGACGCCCATGTGGCGGAGACCGCAGAGCGCCGCGTAGGCGTAGACCCGGCAATCCAGGGCCTCGTTGGCCCGTCCCTTGATGGGCTCCCACTTTCGGATCTTGATGCCGGCGACCTTCTCCACCTTGATCTTCTCGGCCAGCAGCTGGTGGAAGTAGTCGAGGTCCCGGTCGGACGGGAAATGCATGTAGCCCGCGCCCGGATCGGGCTTGAGAAGGCGCTCCCGGATGTTGTCCTTGGCCGCGTTCACCCCAAGGATCGTCGGCCGGAACGACTTCTTGGTCTTCGAGGTCGGGATCTTGGTGGGCCAGACCGGCTGGCGCTGGCCGTTCTTCTCGCTCGCGCCCTTGATCGCCCAAACTCGGCGACCAAGCCGGGCCTTCGAGAACCTGTAGACCTCTTCGGTGTGGTGGCCGCCCGAGTCGATGCACGTCGCCATCACCTCGAGGCCGCGTCCGTCCGCAAAGCGGCGGATGGCCAGCAGGTGCTTGTCGACGGCTTCCTGGACGTGCAGGTCGCCGAACGCGCCGGGTATGATCTGGTAGTCGATCGACCAGGACTCCTCGTCCCTGCCCCATCCGACCACCTCGAGCTCGACACGGTAGTCCTGGACGTCGATGCCGACGGTGATGATGCCGACGCCGTCTGGGATCTCGCCCGCCCAGACCTCGCGTCGGGCCGCCAGGGCGTCGACCTCGATCGTCTTGCCGCCCGAGGACCTGTAGGTCATCCCCTGCTGGGTGTTCCACCAGGGGATCATGAGCTCTTCGCTCTTCTTGGCGGCGATGAACTTGCGGACCTGGTGCCTTGGGCTGTCGTTCGGCCATGGCGAATAGAGCTTTCCAGCCTGGAAGCCGGCGTGCTCGTTGTCGATCGCCCAAACGCCGCAGATCGAGCACTTGCCGCGGTAGACGGCCCAACGGTTCGACGACCACCAGTCCCACACGGCGCCGACCGGGTCGGCCAGGCCGTCGACGGCCCAGGCCTGCCGGTACAGCTCCAGCGGCTCCTGTCGCGCCCCGCAGCAGGTGAAGGGCCGCGTCTGATGCCAGCGGATCGTCTCTAGGGCCCGGAGGCGCTGCCCCTCTTGCCAGGGCTGATTGCAGGCCTCGCAGTAGATCCGCGCTGTCTTCGGAAGATCGACACCCTCCTCGTCCTTTTCCCATTGGACGTGCGGGAAGAAGGTCGGAAACATGCGGTGCTGGCAGTGCGGACAGACCATCGAGGCCCGGCGCTGGTCGGACTCGAGATAGCTCGCCTCGATCCGGCTTTCTTCGGCGATGGTGGGCGAGCAAACCCGGATCGAGAGCGAGTTCGCGGCTGACGCCAGGCGTTCGTCGCCGATCGCGATGGCGTCGCCCTCACGGGTCACCGGATATTTGTCGACCTCGTCGTAGAGGGCGATCCGGATCGGCCGGCGGGCTAGGTTGTCGGGACTGCCGGCGCCCACGAGGGCCAGAAATCCGCCTGGAAAGGCCTTGTAGAGCAGCGTCTCGTCGGAGGATCTGGTCTTGCCGGTGCCGACCAGATCTCGGAGCACCGGAGTCGCCCGAATGAAGGGCGCGATCCGTTCTTTCGAGAACTGCTCGGCCGCATCTTCCTTCGGCTGCACCAGCAGCATCGGACACGGGTCGAAATGGATGTGGTAGCCGACGATGTTCTCGATCGTCGCGGTCTTCAGCAGCTGCGTGGCGACCTGCACCGTCATCGTGCGGACGCCGGGCTCGGTCGGAGCCAGAAGAACGCCGCGCGCGATCTCTACCCGGCCGGTTGACCACCTGCCTGACGTGTTCCCCGCCTGTTTGGGCAGGACACGATACTCGTCAGCCCATTCAGGGATGCTGATCCGGGGCGGCGGTGTCCAGCCGCGACGCCATGCGAACGCTAGGCGGTCATTCTTCGCGCTTGGTGAAGTCCGGTTCGGGCTCGCCGAGGCTGGCGATCTGCTGGTGGACATGCGCCGTGAGAGCCTCCACGAGCAAATCGGGCTCGATTCCGAGGTCAGCGGCCAAAAGCGGTCCGATGCGGGTCGGGAACGCCAACCACGCGTCCCGGGCGATCCGCGCGAGCTCGAAATAGACCTTCTGAGCGACCTCGAGCTCGACCAGCTGCTCCGACTTGCGCTGCAGCTCCAGGAGGCGCGTCGCCGCGAGGGCGTTCTCCTTCACGGTCGCGGCGACGGCGATCGACGCGAACTTCCCGCGCAGCAGATTCCCGATGAAATCGACGATCGCGGCTTCATCATCGACCGTGATCGCCGCCAGCGGCGCGACAACCTGGTTGTCGTCGCCGTCAACCTCGACAACCGGCGGCGGTTGTCGATCGACAACCCCCGCGCCTGTCTTGAAGCGGCCCAAACCGGCATGCTCGAGCACCCGATCGGACCGCTCGACGTCGACCTTATCTTCGCGCAAAGCCAAGTAACCCTTGGCTTTCCACTTCGCGACGGCTTGCTTGGACACCCCGTGCTGAGCGGCGTATTCGGCGGGCGAAACGAGCGCCACGGCAACCTCCGTCAACCGTCAACCGGATTTCGGGCTCTATAGCTGGGGGAACAACACGGCTCCGCCCGACCGTATTCACGGCCGGCCGGGAAGGACCCGTGCGCCTGCACCATCCTGCCGGGTCGGGGGCCTGGTCGCGAGACTCCCTGGGGTCAACCCAGGTCACCCCGGGGTTCACCCCCGGTTGGCTGAGCGCCTGGACTCCATAGGTGGACTCAACGTGAAGAGTTCCCGCGTTGGACCGGTGGCGGGAACTGAGGGGCTGCTAGCGCCCCAATGTGCGGGCTCCATTCCCGCGGCTCAGGGCGTTGGAGCGCCCTGGGCCGCCGCTGAGGTCCAGCGGTGCATCTCGCACGGCCGTCACTGTGCGGCGGCAATGGCCAGATCTAGTGCGGCATCCGGTTAACCGCTGCCGTGAGCACGGTGTTGATTAAGACCACAAGACCGACGCTCGCGATTGAGACGACGATAAACCAGGCAGTCTCGATCGCCCTCGAAGCCCTTGGATCGATGTCGCCCTCTACCAGAAGTGTGAACGACCTCTTCTCCATCCACGCGAACACGGGGAAGGTGAGAGCACCCAGACCGAGCCAGTAGAGCCAAGTCATGACGGCCGAATGTTCCGAGCCGACCTTCAGCACAGCCACGATCGCGACCCGCTTCATGAACTCGAAGAACGTCGGAATGACCTTGCCGACGAAGTAGTCAATGGCCTCGATCTCGTGAACTCGCTGGCCGATCTTAATGCGCCGCATGATTGCCCCCTCGCCCGCGTAGTAAAACGCGGATTCGAGTGGTCCGTCTTCACCTAGAGCGCCCGGTGATGATCAACTCCTTGGCGTTAGTCGGGCCGCCACTGACCGAATAGGTGACGTCGGCTTGGTCGAAGTTGAAGGCCGAGAATATCTCCCGCACCTCGGGACGGTCGTTGATGGATAGGACGAACCGGCCCTGCAGGCGGCCCAAGACCTGTGCCATCTCCTCGAACTCCGACCGCGCGAACATCCCGGCACCATAGTCGTCCTCGCAGCCGTAGTACGGCGGATCGAGGTAGAAGAGAGTGTGGGCCGTGTCGTAGCGCTCGACGAACGCCCGCCAAGGCAAGCGCTCGACCGTGACGGCCGCCATGCGTTCGTGGAGGGCCTCGAGCTCGCCCTGCAGTCGGGTGACATCGATGCGACCAGGTCGGTGGCGGCTGACACCGAAATTGCGGCCGTCGACCTTGCCGCCGAAAGCCGTGCGCTGGAGGTAAAGGAACCGGGCTGCACGCTGCAGGTCGGTCAGCGTATCCGGGTCGACGGCAACCAGGCGCTCGAACTCGGCCCGGGTGGTGATCTGGAACCGGAGCATGTCCAGGAAGGCCACGAAGTGGACCTGCAGGATCCGGTAGAAGTTGGAGACGTCACGGCTCCAGTCGTTGATGACCTCGGCCTGGGGCTTCAATCCCCGACGAAGGAAGATCCCGCCCATGCCGACGAAAGGCTCAGCGTAGGTCAGGTGGGGGAACGTCTCGATCAAGGCCACCAGGCGCTTGGCCAGGTTGCGCTTGCCTCCGATGTAGGGCGCGACGGGGCGGACCGGGTGGACCGGTCGCAAGGGGCTCGACTCCATGAAAGACTCAACTTCGGATAGCTCCGCCGGTCGGACCGGTGGCGGGGCGATAAGGGGTGTGCACCCCCTGACGTGCGGGGTGCGAGTCCCGCGGCTCAGGGCGTTACAGCGCCCTGGCCCCCGTCAGCCTAGCTACGGGGGAAATCATGGTCACCACGGCGAAATGCCCGCATTGCGAGAAGACGGCGATCAGTCTGATCGTGAAGACCAACAAGGCTCATAGTTTCTCGGACCTCAACGTGGCTCCCGTCACCTTCGAGTGTCCGAGCTGCCACGCCATCCTCGGCGTCATCGCCGATCCCAGGCAAACGGCCCTGATCACAAAAGACGCGCTATCGAAGAGGAGTTGAGATGCCCCGGTTTGCCGGTTTCGCTCAGAAGAACGGTCAGCCTGTCCGCCTAAACCCGCTTCAGGTCGTAGGCATGGAGCCGGTTGCGGGCCTTGAGGATGGGGTGGACCAAACGATCGTCGTCCTGACCAACAAACAGGTCACGGTCCTGGGACACGTCGACGAGGTCCAAGAGAAACTCGAGGACGCCTGGAATTACGAGCCGCCGAAGGATTAGGCCGTCGCCAGATCCAAGGGGACCTGTTCCCAGCGCCCCTTCGGTTCCGAGCGCTTATGGAAGCGGATGTACTCCGCCGTGCCGTCAGGCTGCTCGGCGTCGACGATGGCCTGCATCGCCCGGACCCAGCGTGGATCCTCGACGTTGTACTTCCGGAGGCGCAGCAGGGCGCCACGATTGATCTGGCCGGCCTTGTCGACCGCGAATGCGTCCATGACCATGGCCTGAAGGATCGGGTCGCTGTCGGCGACCTTCTCGGTCAGATACTCGTCGAGCAGAGCCTTAGCCTGCTGCAGTTCGGGCCCGTAGACGACGCGGTCCTGGACCTGGACGAGGACGCGGAACAGGCCGTCGAAACTGTTCAGGGTCAGGTTGCCCTTCACCCCGCCGGCGGCCGCGCCGTACTTGCTGGCCAGCAGCTCGTTGAAGGCTCCGACATCGCCGAAGGCCATGGCCTTGAAGTCGGCGATCGCCTTCGATAGGGCCTCGGCCTTCTCGTGAAGATCGCGCACCAGCTGGTCGCGGAGCAGATCCTGCTCCTTGATGGTCTCGATCCGGATCAACGCGCCGCGGTGATCCTTCATGTAGACGTGGCCGCCCGGGCCAACCTCGGCGCCCGGGCGAACCGATCCCTCACCCTCGGACATTCGGCGCTCTCCAGGTCGTCGACGCCTTCACGGCGCCATCGGCGGCCCGTAGCCGCTTGGCCATGCCGCGCAGGCGGACCGCAAGCTCGTTGCGGATCTCGTGAAACCGGGCTGGCTCGAGCCGGTGGATGGCCATCTTGTTCGCCAGGTCGGCCAGGGCGTCGGCTTCGTCAGCTTCATCCCTCGGCGTGACAGAGCGACCCGGGCTCATCCCTTGATGAACGAGGAAGACCCCTCGCCTTCGTCGAGATGGAGGTAGCCGGTCGTGGTGGCCAAGGATGCGTGGCCCATGCTCTCGCGGAGCACGTGCGGCGCGCAGCCGTTCTTCAAGGCATGGCTGGCATGGGCATGGCGAAGCCAGTGCGGCGACACCTTGGCGCCCAGCGCGGCGCGGCGCGCGGCGCGCTTCACGGCCCGGTGCACAGCCGCGCGATCGATCGGACCGCCGTCACGTCCAGGTATGACCGGCGCGTCCGGATGCGCCGATGTCGTCAGTGCGGCCAGTTCTCGCCATAGGTCCGCCGGCACACGAACGGCCCGCAGCTTGGATCCTTTGCCGAGGATGCGCGCCTCGCCACCCTTGCGTTCGCTGCCAGTCAAATCGCGCCAGCGCAGCGCGGCCGCCTCCGACGCTCGGAGACCGCAAACGTATAGGAGCCTCAGCAGCGCACGTAGACGCGGCGTGTTCTCCACGCGGATGAGAAGGGCGACCTGTTCCTCGCGCAGGATCCGCGCGGCCGCCGTGGATTGGGGCTTCTCCGTCCGGAGCGCCGCGCCGGCGTTGAGCACCAGGTAGCCGAGCTTCGTGGCGAAGCTCAGCAGGGACTTCACGGCCGCCAGGCGGCGGACCCGCGTCGCCCGGGCCAGGTCCTCCGGACCGCCGCCCCAGGTCTGCAGATCGAGCAGCGTGACCTCGCTCAGGGATTTGCCGCACGCCGCGAGGAAACGGCGTACATCAGCCTCGTAGGCGGCGACGGTGTTCGGTTGCCGTCCGTGCAGCCACATGCGGATGACCATGTCATCCTGGTTGACGGCGACGCTAAGCACCTGAGCGGGAACAGTTTCCATTCCGCCTCCCAGGTCTTTTCGAGCGCCACATAACAGCAATTATGTACGGCGCTGGACGGGTTATTTGACGATTTGGGCTCTTGACGGCCTAGTTATTGTTGCGCTCACCGCGCGGTTATTTGACGAAGGCCCCGACGCTGGCCGCGTGCGGATTGTGCGCTATGACCGGGCGTCCGGACGCGACGCCACGCTCAAGCCAGGGGCGCGCGTCCCGGGCGGGTCACCTCGGTCAGCCGGCGATGCAGATCCGGCGGAACGTCCTGCCCGTGCTTTCGCACCGCAGACGTTCGAACTCGTCTCCGCCCCTGACATAGCGATCCAACAGCTCGGCGCAGCCGACCAGCTCGCAGATCGCGCATGGCGCATCGGCAGCGGACCGCTCGGGAAGGCCATCAGCGGCCGGGCCATCGCTCACCAGGTCAACCCGGGAAAGCCGCCCAGGCGATGTGCGCGCCGAACGTCGGCCATGCGCTCGAGGGTGAGCCCGCCGGCCTCGGTCGGGAACTCGTAGGTGATCTCGCGAACCAGCGGATGTCGCGGCCTGGTCTTCCAGATCGTCACGGCCACGGCGCCCGGCTCCGTGGCCAGGTCCTCACCGATCGACGCGAGCAGCACGAGCTCGAGCGCCTAGCTCAGGCGACCGGCGACCAACGGCGTGGCCACAGGCGCCGGCCTGGGCGACGGCGCAACGCCGGCGGGAATGGGCGTGGAATGCTCGACCGCGCGTTCGCGCAGCTTCTGCAGCACCTTGGGCGTCATGGCGATGTCCGGAAACAGAAACGCCCCGGCCGGACGGCGCGGGGCGACTTGGGCGGAGCGCGCTCTGGCGCAGCTCGGCATCTGTTCAATTTGGAACCACATTCTGGTCCAGAGATCAAGTCCACCAGCCTTCGGTCTTGCCCCAATGGTCATCGAGAAGGTCGAGCGCGATGCGCAGCGAGGTCTCGAGCTCCTCCGCCTCGCGACGCACGTTGGTGATGTCCTGGGGCGTGTCGGTCCGCCCGCAGATCAAGTCGCAGGCCAGTACCAAGCCGGCGTGGAAGCCCAGCGCCGACCTGGCGGCGGTGAGCAGCTGGCGGGCCTCCATGATCTCGGCCGAGTAGTCGGCGACGAGACCGGCGCCGCCGGTTCCGCGCACGCGATCAAGATCTCCGAGAGCGGACGGGATCGCCACGCCGTCCGCGATCGCCGCCACGCGGTAGAGGCGGCCATAGGCCTCGCCCCTCGCCCGTTGCTTACCGTTGATCTTGCCGCGCGCGGCCAGGCACTCCAGGCCGGTCTTGCGGCGCATGTAGGACTTGGAAGCAACGGCGCTGATCCGGGGCGTAGCCGCCGCGCGCCCGATAGGCGCCTGCGCCTGGCGCGCTCCCCTCTTCCGGCGTTTCCGCTCGGCCACCGAAACCATGACGCAACCCCGACACTGGTCCACAACCTAGACCACACCAGCACGTCGGACAAGAACGCCGCGTGAACATGTCGCAGCGGGCGGCCCCCTAGTTTCCGACGGCCGGGAGGGTAACTGTCTTGCTGCGCGGTGCAGAGCCGGACCGCGCATATCCCCACGACCACTGCAGGCCGCCGCGTCCTTCGCGGCGGCCTTTTTCACGACGCCGACGCGGCGCCCTTGAACGTCAGGCTATTTCTTCTACATTGTAGAGTGGAAGGACATTTCGTCATGCGCGATACGCTTGGCCATTTCGAGTACCAGGTGCTGGCCACACTGCAGCTTCAGCCGCGCGACGCCTACGGCGTCACTATTCGAGCGCGGATCAAGGAGCGGACCGGGAGAGAACCCTCGGTTGGCGCCCTCTACACCACGCTCGAACGCCTCGAAGAAAAAGGGTTCATCCGGTCGCAGGTGGGAGAGTCCACACCGGAGCGCGGCGGAAGGGCGAAGAAGTACTTCGCCATCACGGGCGCCGGCGTCTCGGCCGTTCGGCGAACAGAAGCCCAGTACTCGGCCTTCAGCCAGTCTCTCGCGCCTCAAGGAACGTGATCATGGACGATAGATCCCTGACCCGCCTTTATTGGAAATGGATGAAAGAACGCCGCTCGAGCAGCTCCGAGCCGTTCATCCTCGAGTCGCGTCCACTTACCCTCGAGGACCTGAAGCAGATGGAAGACAACGGCGAATCCCGGTTCGCCGACCCGATCGTCAAGGCCGCTCCGAACTTCCTCACTCGGTTGGCTGTCACGGCCAAGTCCATGACGATCACTGTCCAGGTCACCGACGATCTAACGGGAATCGAATTTCTTTTGGCAGCCATGCGGAACTCACCGCCGAAAGCGCCAAGAGTCGGCTGGTGGATCCTTGCGCTCACGTGCCCGAAGGATAGCCTCGATTACGTCGTCGGCGACCTCGAGGAGGATTTTCCGAGGTACGCGGCGGAGCGCGGCCTGGCCGCCGCCCACTGGTGGTTCTGGATTCAGATCCTCAAGTCCCTGGCTCACTTCGTGATCCGCGCGGTTTCCCGGCTCGGCGGCGTCTTCGACTTCGTGAAGAAGCTCATCTCCTAGGACCGCAGGAAAAGGATTTGATCGGGCCGCCGTGACGAACGGCGGCCCTTTTTACTGCCTTTCCAGCGCCCGCCGCGCTGCCGACCTCGCGCCTACGCCCGAACCCAAGCTCTTCCCCGAAGAGCCTCTGCGGCCGCTCCGCCGCCGCCACGGCGTCCGGATCTGGCTCATCTGCCTGTCAGGAGAGGTTCGCCGGGCCGCCGCGGCGCGATGCGGTCGCGCTGTAGGCGCCCCGCGTCGCGCAAGGGGGCGCGGCCGCGGCGGTGGCGTGGTGCGCCGGCGGTGCTTGGCTCGGGGTCTGGGTTCTCGGGCGGGCCTGGATAACTGGTCGACCGGCAGGTCGACGCCTTTCCTCTTCCTTCTGTAGAGACGTCAGTCAGGGATTCACGTCCCTGAGGGAAATCACGTTAGGAGGGACCTGACCGGTCGGGGCCCGAGCTCTTCGCCGTGACCGTCTTGGCCAGGATCCTCTGGACCGAGGGAGGGTCGCCGCCCCGGGCCCGCCAGGTCGCCTCGATGTCAGCCTTCCTGCAGCGCTCGGCGAAGTCGGCCCGGGCCTGGCGCTCGGCCTCGGCCGCCTCGTCTTCCTTGGGCGCGCGCTTGCGCCGCCAGAGGTCGATCAGCGCCGCGGCCGCCGTCGGCAGCTCGAGGTGATAGAAGTTACTGGTCTGCTTGACCTGGGGCCCGCGCAGCCCCTGCTCGCCCGTCTCGACGTAGCGACGATCCCAGCGGATGAAGCCCGCCGCCTTAAGGCGCCGCAGCCCCTCGACGACGGACCTGATCGAGCAGCCAACCAGGTCGGCGATGCTGGCCAGGGTCGGGTAGACCTGGCCGCGGGCCCGCGCGGCGATCGTGAGCAGCTCGGAGAGGATCTCGCGGTCGATCCGCGAGAAGAGGCCCTTGCCGCCCCAGCGCTGCCCGCGCTGTCGCTGATCGCGGGCGATCTTATCGAAGGCGTCCAGCCGCAGGCGCCGCTGGGTCCAGGTCACGGGTGTGCCCTTCTCCTCGCCGGCGATGCGGCTGCGCCGGCGCACGGCGGATCCGGTGCGGCGGTGGAGCGGCTCGCGCTTCTTGGGCTTGCCGGAGAAGGGTGTGAGATCGATCTCGACGACGGCGTCCGTCATGACCGCCCCCGCTCGTTCGCGGCGCGGGTCTCGCGGACCTGGGCCTCGACGCTCTGGAGCAGCTGCTCGATCCGCTGGCGCTCGCTTTCGCTGATGCGCCCGTCGGCCGCCGCCTCGCGGACGTAGGCCATGAGCGCGACGGCGGACTCGGTCGTTTCCATCGTCTCGATCAGGAGGTCGGCCGCCTCGGCGGCAGCCGGCCGGTTCTCCTGCAGGGCCCGGGAATAGATCGGGTCGCCGCAGAACTCTTCGAGGTCGGCGATGACATCGGCCGGCATGAACGAGCCGGCTTTCGGATCCTGGTACTCGTAGAGCTGGCTACGGCTCACCCTGCAGGCCTTGGCCTTCAGGATATCGTCCACGCCGTCGCAGGCCCTTACCAGCTGTTTGGCCAGGGCGGCGTGGCGGGCGTTGGACATGGCGCACGCGCGCATGACCGGACTCTCCGCTTAAGAGTCCGCCTGCGATTCGCCCGCCCTGCGCGCATGTTCCCACCCTGACTCGCGCGGCGGGTCTGGCGTAGGGCGCAAATGGCTACGGCCGCTGTCTCAGCGAAGAGACGCGGGGGCCTATGCGACCGACAAAAGACCTATCGCGCGCCACTTCAGGAGAGGCGCGTGAACGGAAGGACCGTTGGCGGAACATGGATGGGTGCAGCGACCAGGCGGCTCAGCGAGGCCGAGCCGGTGCGCCTGGTCGCGGATGTGGGATCAGTGAGGCGAAGCCTCGGCGGGCCTGACGCGCTCGCGGTCCAGGGCCAGCCGGCGAAGAAGGCGTCGCCGGAGGCGCGCATGCCGGTCGGACGGGCGGCGCGGGGTCGGGCCGCGGCAAGCGGCACGAATCGGGAACAGCTCAGTTCGCGGAAGATCGGACAGCGCGGCGACGAGGTTTCGGAACCGGCGGCGCCGGGTCACGAGACCCCCATCGCGGATGCAAATCCGCCGGCCCGCTTGCGCGGACCGACGGACTGCTCGACCGTGGCGATCGCGACACCAACCACGGAGAGACACAAGTGGGAGAGAGCAAAACTCCGGAAGACACCCTGGCCTACCGGATGGGCGAGATCGGCGCGATCAAGGAGCTGCTCGCCACTCTGCTCAAGCACCACCCAATGGGACATCAGGTCCTGGATGAGGTGCAGCAGCGAATCGATACGGCCCTGGCCGGCGGGGCCTTCGCGCCTGTGGGACGTCGGTTCGAGGACGGCCTTCAGGACACCCTCAGCTTCACCCGGAAGCGCATTGAGGGAGACCAGTAACGACCTGGCCACCGGCCATTGTCGGGCGCGAGAGCTATCCACCGTAGCGCCTCCGCCCACGAGGCCGCAGCTGGGCGGTCATCTGATCTGCGGTGAGACCGCCAATCGTTTCGCGCAGGTCTTGGCCGCCGAGCTGGGCCTCGAAGCGGGCCCGGGCGATCCCGTCTTGGATCTCGCGAGCCCGGGCTTGCTTCAGCTCGGCCGCCATTTCGCCGCTCGCGAGCTCGCGCAGGATCTCTTCGCGGATGATCCACCGGAGCTTGGATTCATAGGCGGCGCGGTCGAAGGCGATGGCCGCGGCGACGACCTGTCGGATCTGGCGCAGCTGCTCGGGGGAGAACCCGCTCATCGGGCCCTCCGAAGAGAGAGTTGCGCCTGGTCCGCGGGCGTCAATCGGACCAGGCGCGATCCGGCGCGGATGCTCGGTTCGCGCCGGAAACGGTTGGGCGAGCATCGCCCAATCCTCAGTTGTGCCGACTTGCCCCTCGCGCGAGGAATGTGCTTCGCTGAAACGTTGGTCTCAGTTTTGAAGGGCGTTCTGCGTTGGGTGCTGAGAGTAGGGAACCGGTCTACGAGGACGAGTTGTCCCCCGCCGACCTGGAGTTGTTGTCGTACGGGTCCATCGTCCAGGATCTCATTAGGGCGATGGAGCGGCTCTCGCCAGGCGCCCTCGATCGAGGCCTGCACGCAGCGCGGATCCGGCTGCAGCTGCTTGAGGCCGGTCAGGCTCAGCCGACGTTCAGCGGCGAGGATCGGATGCTGCGCCACAAGGTCAGCATCATGGAACAGGCTCTGGGCCGCCTGCCCCCCGAAGGCTGAGTCCACCCGGCCGGCGCACGGCGACGCGCCGGCCGGGTGGCTCCGCGCGCCAGCTTCCACACTGGCGGCAGAGGCGGAAAACTTCTGGGCGCTATCCACGGATGCGGCCCATGTTTTTGCGCGACGTCATGAGGCACCCGCTGCAGAGGCCCTGGCGGGGTCAGCAGAGGCGAAGCGACGTGCGAAGCTCTTGAGCAGGCTTGCGTCAGCGTCGTCAACGAGGCTGAGCGCACGAACGCGACCGCTCGAATGTTCCTCGATTTTGAGCGCAAGCTGGAGTGGGGCAAGGCGCGCTCCGCCCTCGATCATGCTGATGGAGGCCTTCGAACGGAGTCCGAGCGCACAGGCCAATTGGGCCTGCGTCAGCCGCGATTCCTTCCTGTATTCGGCGAGGTCCATTCCGCGAGAGTTCACATGATGTGGACTCGGAATCAAGCCGCCTCGACCACATCAGTGGGAACGACGACGATTAAGCCCAGGCCACATAATGTGGTCATGAGCGAAAAGCCCGAACCGGATTGGTATCTGCAGGACTGGGTGCGGCTACGCGGCAAAAAGCAGGCCCACCTAACGTCCGAGCTCGGCTGGCTGAAAAACGCCGCCTATCGGATATGGCACGGCAAGCAGCCTTATCGGCGAGACATCCTCAACCAGGTTGCAGCCTGGCTGGAAGTCCAGCCGTACGAGCTACTGATGCCCCCACCAGAGGCAATGGCGATCAGGCGCCTGAGAGAGAGCGCGGCAGCGATCGTCAGTGGCACCACCGTGATCAGCGGCGATCCCGAGCGCTTTCTACCCACCAGCCCCACGCCCCGCCCTCGAGCCATGACCGGCACGAGAAAAGCGTAAAAGTTCACACCAGAGATCTCCGCACGAATCAACGCCGCGACCGCCTGGGCCACACAGTCCACGCCATGTGAACTTTATCGCTTGACGTGAAAGATCACATGATGTGAACCTCTGGGTCGTTCCACCCGGGGTTGGCTTCGTTCGCCCACGCAAGGGCTTTCGCCCTCCCCTCCGATAGCCCGGCCGGCCCCGGGTGGACACCAACCCTTCCGGAGGTGTCCGTGCTCGAGGCTGTCAAACATTTTCCCGTCCCCTGGACGCCCGGCGACAGCGAGACGCGAGTCCCGGTGAAGGCCGCGAACGGCCGGACCCTTGCCTACGCCCAACTCGCGCCCGGCGACGGCGACGTGGCGCTGCTCATCGCGGCCTCGCCCAGGATGGCACGGATGCTGGCGATGGCGGCGCTTGAGGTCGCGTTCCGGATCAATGCGCCCGCGCCGCGCTGGGCGATGCAATTGGCCGGCCTGCCGTCGAGCGCCGCGACCCTGCTCGACGACTGCGCGGCTCTGATGACCCCCCTGGTTCATGACGATTGCCACGAGGCCGCCGCGTGACCGGCCCCGGCGCCACCGGCAGCGCCAAGCCGGACGCCATCCAGACCGTCCTGAAGGACTCGCTGGAGAGCCTGCAAGCCCAGGTCCGCGTCTACGACGTGACGATCGAGGAGGCCGCGACGCGGATGGCCAGTGCGTTCGAACGCCGCAAGCGGGCGCGCGAGGTCATCACCCAGGTCGAGGCGGAGATCCGGAGGCGCGAGCAGCTGCGCGCCGCCTTCGTCCTCCACCATGACGGCATCAAAATCGCCGACATCCAGGCCGATAGCTTCGGCTTCGTTGGCCCGAGGGTTGGCCCGCTCGTCGTGGATCGGCTGTCGTGACCGAGGAAGCCATCCCCCACGCCGACGTCCTGAACAGCACTGCCCAGGGCCAGCTGAAATCGATCATCGATCGCGTCGAGCGGCTCGAGGTCGAGAAGGCCGAGATCACGGAGCAGATGAAGGAGGTCTACGCCGAGGCCAAGGGCAACGGCTTCGACGTCAAGATCCTCAAGAAGGTGGTCCGGATCCGCAAGCAGGACCGCGCAAAGCGCCAGGAAGAGGACGCGATCTTCGATCTCTACCTGTCTGCCATCGGAGAGATCTGATGGCGGTCGCGAACACCAACGTCCCCTCCACCGTCGCATGGACCCAGCGCGAGGGCATGGCCGGCACGCGCCGCCAGATCGAGGACATCGTCCAGATCCTCGAGGCCCAGCACGCAATCGTCGCGCGCATCGAACAGATGGCCGTCGCGAACGGCTGGAACCTGGACGTCGTGCGCAAAGTGATCGCCTTGCGGCGGGACGACGACGATCAGGGTTTCGACGCCCTGACCCTATACGCCCTTCAGGGAGGCCTCTGATGCTGGTCGGCGGCCACAACGTCACCACGGCGCCTGAGACCAAGGCCGACCTCGACGCGGCGGTCGCCGGCCTCCTGGACCGGTTCATCGCCCATGCCGAGACCGATCCGCGAATGCAAGGCGTCCAGGATCAAGCGATCGCCAATGCCCTGGCCTGGATCGTCGGTTTCGCCTCGGCCGACGCGATCCTCCGGATCAGCGCGCTCCGCGGCGGAATGACGTCGGACATCGTCGTCGGCGTCGCTCAGATGGTCGGCCACAAGGCCGGCATGTCCGTCCAGCGCCTGCCGGCCGAGCACATCCCGGTCGCCGCCGGCGAGATCATGGCGGCGGTCCACGTCGGGGCGATGAAGAACCACTGCGATTGCGTCGGCTGCCAGGCGGCGCGCGGCGGTCAGCCGAGAAAGGCGCGAACATGAGCGCGCCCCTCGCGGCCATCTCGATCGACGCGGGCGTCGACGTGCCCTCGCCTGCCCTGCAGCGTCAGCGCCGGTTTGCACCGGCTTTGGACGCGGGGATGTGGTCCGTGCCCCTCGAGGTGCTGCTGGCCCTGCCGGCGTCGTCGATCATCCAGCAGCTGGTGATCAAGCGCGTGCAAGGCGGCACGCCGGTACAGCCCACGGGGCAGCTGCTGCGCCGGCACGGCCGCTTCTTCGCCACCGTCGACTTCGACGGTCCCGGCGCGAAGTCGCTGTTCTTCGCCCTGGACGTCTGGGACCGGAGGCCTTCGCGATGAACGCCCGGGCCCGCGCTTCCCTCGTCTACCGCGGCGCTCGCGCCGTGGCCTCCCTGATCGCCGTGGCGCTCATGTGCTGGCTGGCGATCGTCATAGCAGCGGTGCAACAGCCATGACCCCTCGCGGCAAGCCGACCGCGCGCCTTCGCCACGCCCTTCGCGGCGACGTCGTCATCCTCTCTGTCACGCCCATGGACGGCCGCTACAAGGAAGACTTTCGGGTCGATCCGTCCGAGCTGCGCCGCTTCTGCTGGGCGGTCCTCAACGATCTTTGTCCCGAGGAAGCGGCCCAGGCCGCCGCCGAGGAAGGCGTGGACCTCGATCTGGCGACCCAGGAGATCCCCGTCTCGGGCCGACCGCGTCGCCAGCGCTCGCGCAAGCATGCTCCGGAGCCGGGCTCCAAGATGCACCGCGTGCTCGAGCTGCTGCACGACGGCCACCACACGGTGAAGGCCATCCAGGCCCGGGCGCCGCAGATCCAGAACCTCGGCGCCCTTCTCTGGGAGCTCCGCCAGAACGGGTGGGTCATGCGCGTGGACGGCGGCCCGGCCGGCATCGAAGGGCTCTACGGCCTGACCCCCGCCGGCGCGGCGCTGTTCCCCCAGACCCGCGAGGCGGCGGCATGATCGTCCAGTTCCAGCCTATCCTCCGCCGTCGGAGTGGGCGTCTAGGCTTGCGCCTGCTGCTGGCGATCGCCGCCGGCGTCGCCCTGTTTTTCGCCGTCGGCGTCGTCGGCTTCTACCTGCGGGGGCACGGATGAGCGCGCCTCGCGAAATCAAGCTCGGCGGCGTCGCCCTGGGCGGCCTCTGCTGCTTCTCGATCGGCTTCACCTTCGGGGTGCTCGGCTATCTCGGGTTCGGCCTGTTCGGGTGGCTGCCATGAAGTCGGAAGACATCGCCGGCTTGGTCGTCCTGCACCTGCAGAAGGGCCTGATCCTGCAGTCGACGCGCGGGCTCAGCTCGACCGTCACCTTCCAGCAGGGCTCGGCCGATCCAACTGCCGTCGTCACCGAGCTGCTGCGCCTGGCCGCCATCGGCGTCCTGGCCAGCGAGTACGCCCTGACTTCGCCGGCCGCGACGGCCGAGCACGTCGTCGACGAGGCCAAGCGCCGCTGGGACCCGGGCGTCCCGTGACCGACCGCAGGCGGTCGAACCGCGCCCTCTACTTGCTTCTCGCCACGGCTGCCGCCTTCAGCGCGGTCGCCCACTTCCACTGGAGGTCAAGCCTATGTCGATCCAATCCGAGACGCCCCCCGCCGGCCGTCGCATTCATCCTGTTGACGCCCACGTCGGAGCGCGTATCCGCGTTCTGCGCAAGCTCAAGGGCGTCTCGCAGGAACAACTCGCCGACGCCCTCAGTCTGACCTTCCAACAGGTCCAGAAGTACGAGAACGGCACCAATCGCATTAGCGCCTCGAAGATGTGGCAGGTCGCCACCTTCCTGAAAGTGACCCCGAACTACTTCTTCGAGGACCTGGCCGCCCTGCAGGACCTTCGCGACGCGCAGCAGGGCCCGAACCCGCTCGTTCAGCTCACCCACGTCCACGGCGGCCTCGAGATCGCCCGAGCCTATGTCAGCGCTACCCCGCGCCAGAGGGTCGCTGTCCTGAACATCTTGCTCGCGATCGCTGACTCGAACGCGATCGAAGTCGCGGCGGCCGCGTGATGGACCATGCCCACGAAACCCCCATGGCCCGAGAGGACCTGACCCAGGCTGCCGGTGTCTCCGTCGTCACGGACGAGGTCGGCAGTGTCTGGATCCGCCTGCACGACAAAACCGGCGCGGTGTACTCTTATGCTTGTGTGCCGCCGACCAAGGCGCAGGACCTGGCCGACGTCGTCGCCAATTGCGTCACAGCCAGCGCCGTCATCTTCGGCCAGAGCCTCCCGACCATCCAATAGCTAGCGCCCGGGCCCAATGCCCGGCGCTTCCCGTAACCCGGGCGGCCGACCACCTCACAGCCGGCCGCTCCATCGCCCGATGGAGCACTTCATGACCGTTGCAGCCCTCAGCGAGCCCAGATCCCCCGTCACCAGCAAGCTGGAGATCGGCTCGTACAACGGCGCGACCACCTTAGTGGACCTCGACAAGCTGCTGGCCGGCCGCCTGCTGATCCAAGGCTCTTCTGGGGCCGGCAAGAGCCACACGCTGCGCCGCCTAGTTGAGGAAGCCTTCGAGTTCGTCACGACGATGATCGTTGATCCGGAAGGCGAATTCGGGAACCTGGCCGCACATATCGGCGCCACCACGCTGCGGGCCTCCGAATTAGCCGCCGACGGCCTGACCGCGGCGGCATCCCGGGCTCGGCAGCATCGCCTCCCGCTGCACCTCGACCTCACAGACCTCGCCCCGGACGAGCGGATCGTGAAGGCGGCCGCCTTCTTCGCGGGCTTACTCGGCTGCCCGCGCGCTTACTGGAGCAACACGGTTCTCGTCGCGATCGACGAGGCCCACCTGTTGGCGCCGCACCTGGCCGCTTCGGCGCGCGACGCCGAGACCCGCCGCCTGGGTGTGGCCACTCTGACCGACCTCTGTTCGCGCGGCCGCAAGCGCGGCATAGCATCGGTCATCGCCACCCAGCGCCTGGCCAAGCTCTCGGGCTCGGTAACCTCCGAGCTTCACAACGCCCTGGTCGGTCTGACCGTGTTCGATCGAGATCTCGTTCGTGCAGCCGACCTCCTCGGCTTCTCAGGGGATCGCGCGACCGAGTTGCGACGCCTGGCACCGGGCGAGTTCTATGGCATTGGGCCAGCGCTGAGCGTCATGCCGCGCCTGACAAAGATCGGTCCGACGGTCACGGCCCACCTCGGCGCCACGCCCGAACTGGTCGGGCCGGCCGACGCGACTCAGGATGAGTCGCGTTCGCTCTTGGACCTGGACGCGCTGCGCGAGACAGGCGCGAGCGCCAGGCCCGCCCTGGCGGGTCAACGCGGCGGCCGCATGCTCGACAGCTTCCTGATGGATCCCGCCGCCGGCGCGGCCATGAAGATCGTGGAGAGCCTGCGGAAGATCGCACCCAACGCCACGACTGCCTCCAACCTGGTCGAGCATCTTCGCCTCGAGCAGGACGCAGTCGATCGCGCCCTTGATCTCCTGGGAGCCGTCGGCGCGGTCGACACTATGCCGCGCGGCGACGCCCGCATTGCTCGTCTCTCGGCGAAGCTGCGCCTGCGCGCCGCCGAGGCGCCCGTCGTGGGCCTGGCCTGATGTCGATGATTACCTTCGACCTGGACGCCGACGTCGTCGAACTAGCCGCCTTCGTGCCTGAGGCGCCCGGCGCGCCTCTCCGCGAAATCGCGTTCCGCCCTGACGCGTGGCTGCCCGAAGAGATCGCCCTGGTGCGCCGCCTCTTCGCCGAGGACGTGTCGATCGACGACATAGCGGTCGCCATTGGTCGCGGCCGCGCCGGCGTCTCCACCAAGCTTCACGACCTTGGGCTACGCCGCAACTCGACCAGGCCGTGGAACGACCTCGATGACGGCGAGCTGGTGCGCCGTTACGGCATTGAGCCGGCGGCGGCAATCGCCCTAGATCTCGGTCGGGCTTGCAGCGCCATCTACGCGCGCGCGCAGTTGCTGGGCCTTAGCGAGCCCAGTGCCCCGGTGTGGACAGCGTGGGAAGACGCTCAGGTCCGCGCCGGCTACGCCGCCGGCGTCCCCGTCGCTCAGGTCGCGCAGTTAATCGGCCGGACACTTCGCGCCGTGAACACCTATGCCTCGCGCGAAGGCATCCGGCACGCCAATCACCCTGCCGGTTGGTCGGCCGAGGAAGTCTCCCGCGCGCTCGACCTTGCCCACGAAGGTCACCGCTACCTCGCCATCATCGAGACGCTGGTCGCAGAGGGCTTCCCTCGGCGGACGAAGATTGGATTCGGCCTGACGATCCGCAAGGTCGGTTACGGCCGCGGCTGGGGCCGGCCGTGGACCTCGGAAGAGGACGACCTTTTGCACGCCGCCTACCGAGACGGGGCGAGCCTTGTTCCGCTCAGGCAGCGGCTTGGTCGCTCCCAGCACTCCATCAGGTGGCGCGCCGAATATCTCGAGCTCCAGGGCACCCACGTCAAGAAGGCGGGCTGGCGCACCGAACCGGTGTGGTCCGAACAGGACGAGCAGTTCCTGCGCGACCACTACGGCAAGATGCCGAGCCCCGACTTGGCCAAGGAACTGAGGCGGACGCTCGCGGCGATGCAGAGCCGAGCCAACCAGCTGAAGCTGCGCCACGGCTACATTCGCGACTTCACGGCCGAAGAGGACCTTGCGATCCATGTTGCCTGGGCACGCGGCCTCAGCCTGACGGACTTAGCCCTGGCCATGGGACGGGATGTCGCCGTTGTCCATAAGCGGGCCAAGCGCACGGGACTGTCCTTCAGTGACCCTGATCGCCCGGCAAAGCCGCGCCGCCTCCGCCGCGCCGGCAAGACCGTCCTGACGCTTCAGGACATCATCGCCCTCGCTGGCGCCGAGCCGTTGCCTCCGGGCAAGCCCTTCGTTCCCGGCCGTCGCGGAAAGCGCCTGGCGGCGTTGCCGACGGCGGAAGTCCTGCTCGAAGCGCCAGCTCCAGCACCGCGTCGCAAGCCCACCCGAATCCGCTTGCGCGCGACGCCGCCCATCCCGCCGACACGACGCCGGCTCCGCCTCTTCACCAAAGGTAGCTCCCGATGAACGACAACGCCGGTCGGCACGACTATGACCAGCTGGTCCGCTTCCGCCAGATCCAGCCAGGTGAACCCTACTTCCTGATCCGCGGCCAGGATGCGGTCGCCGGCGACGCTGTTCGCGCCTGGGCATCACTCGCGAGGACCGCCGGCGCGCCGTCGGCGATCGTCGAACAGGCCCTGCAGCAGGCCGATCGCCTCGATGCCTGGCCCACCAAAAAAACGCCCGACGCCGACCACTTGACGGACGCCGAGCAGAAGCAGCTGGCCTACGCACTCAGCCGACGCGCCTGGCACGCGCGAGAGGACAGCGCTGACGTCAAGGTCATGTTGGCCGAAGAACGCGCCATCAGCGCGGCCCTCGGTCGCCTACGCCCTCTTCTGAACGATCTACTCGAGAACGGCGCCTGGAACGACGAAGGCGACTTCGTCTATCGCCGCCGGCGGCGAACGGACGGATCCGTCATCGAGGACTTCGATCCTATCACCGGCCTGCATCGGTTCGTGGCCACGCTTGGCCGCGACCTGCCCCCTAGCCCCAGGGAGGCGATCGAAGCCTTCCTCGCTAGCCCGGCCGTTGAGCAGATCCTGTCGCTGATGAACTTCCACACCGGCCCAATTGCGTTCATGCATCGCGACGCCGGAGCGGAGATCCCGCCGAAGGTTGAGGCCGAACAGGCCTTCACGATGCGATGGCTGCTGCGCCTAGCGCTCGAGCACGGCGACAATTGGCGCGAGGTGGCGGCCGACCAGGTCAACGCGATGCGCATCGAGCTGCATGGCAAGGCCGCCGCGTCATCTGACGCAGCTGCCGCGGCCGTCTGATGCCCTGCATCCCGTTCAACGATGGGCGCGGGCGCGGGTTCATCTGCACGTCGGCGCCGCGCGTTCAGCGCTGCCCTTGCGGGTCTGGCCTGCTGGCGCGCCTGCTTTGCGACTGGATCGTCACCCCGGCCGAGAACGCCACCTGCGACCGCAAGATCTGCACGACCTGCAGCACGAGCCCGGCGAACGGCAAGGACCTTTGCCCGGATCACACCGCCGCCTGGGCCCGGCATCCCAGCAACCCCGCCAATAGGAGCCAGCGTGTCTAAGTTCGCTGAGAACACCACGGTCTCGACGTCGGCCTCCCGCGACGAAATCGAGCGCACGCTCCGCCGCTACAAGGCGGACGCGTTCATGTACGCCCAGGACAAGGACCTGCTCACGATCATGTTCCGGATCGAGGGCCGCATGATCAGGTTCGAACTCACCATGCCCGACCGCGAGGCCGACGACTTCGCGACCTACATGCGCGGATCGGTGCGCTATCAGCGCGAGCCTGCCGCGGCCGAAAAGCTCTGGGAACAGGCCTGCCGCCAGAAGTGGCGAGCCCTGGCCCTGGTCATCAAGGCCAAGCTCGAAGCTGTCTCCGCCGAGATCTCGACGATCGAGGACGAGTTCCTGGCCCACACGGTGCTTCCAGACGGCTCGACCGTTGGCGACTGGGCGAAGCCTCAGCTCAAGATTGCCTACGAGAGCGGCGCGATGCCGACGTCGCTGCTGCTGCAGGGGCCGAGCAAATGATCCCCGAGCTCAAGCGCCGCTACACCTGTCCCGTCTGCCGCGCCACTTCGAAGTCGCGAAAGCGCTTCAAGAACCACCTGTACTTCCAGCACGGTCTCAACAGCGCCGGCGTCGCCGGCTATCGGAATCCCGCGCCTCCTCGCGTCTTCAGGGCGGAGGTCATCGATGCCGGCTGAGAAGTCGCACGCCGAGATCCTCAAGGCGATGGCCCACGAGCTCGATGGCTCGGCGGGCGCCGCTGAGGAGCGCGCCAAGATGCACGACCGCAACGCTGCGACGCAGCCGACGGACGCGCGGCGTCAGGAACATGTCCTCGCCGCCGGCCGGGCTCGCGATGCGGCGACGTTCTACCGACGCCGCCAGCAGGCCCTACTCGACGGTGCGCGCCTCCTCGAGGCTTCCGAACGGAGCGCCGCCTGATGCGCTGGACGGCCGACCAGGATGACCGATTGCGCCAGCTGGCGGCGGCTGGCTTGTCGACCCGTGACTCAGCCGAGCGCATGGGGGTCACGCGAGGCGCCGCGAGTTGCCGGGCCCGCCGGCTTGGCCTGAGATTCGATCCGGCCGCCTCTAGACCGCTGATGAAGTTCCTCCGGGAAAAGGGCGTCCTTCAGCGCGAGCAGATCGGCGGCTCGATTGGCGTCCGCTGGACGCCAGTGACACGCACCGGAGGGCACTTTCCACCCGCGCTCTGCGAGCTGCTTCTCGCTGACGGCCAATTGTCGCCGATAGCCGGCCGCGACGACATCTTCGGGCCGCGCGAAGGGATATCGGCATGACGTCCCAGCCAAAACGCGCCCAATGCGGCCCGTCGGCCTGCAATCGCGTGCTCGAAGCCGACGGCGATTGCGCTGTCTGCGGCCCCGGACCATGCGTCTTCCCCTCGGAAGACGGTCCGTGGTGGAACCCCATGGACACCGCGCCGCGCGACGGGAAGAGCGTCTCCCTGATCGACGCGGATGGCCAGCGCGTCGAGCGCGCATGGTGGACGCTCTGCGACGCGCCCGAGCGCGGCGTCCTCGGCGTTTTCGCATGGGCCAATACGCCAAAGGGCTACAGGCCGATCGGCTGGAGGCCATGGACAAGGCCTGGCGATGGCTGAGCCTTTCACCGCCGACCAGGTCGCCGCCCTGCCCGCCCGGATCTTCACCTCCGAAGTCTGTCGTTTGGCGCGCTATGGCAAGACCAAGCTGTGGCGCGAACGCCAGGCCGGCCGGATGCCCGACCCTATTGATCGCGGGGGAGAAGGGATCTTCGACCGCGACGCCGTATTCAAAGCCCTCGGGATGATCAAGGATGGCGCCCAACAAGAACAACCCGACGACTCGTGGGACGTCGACCCTGATGCCATCCGTGACGCTCGATCTCGGTCGATACGTGACCCTGCGGCCGCGCGCCGACGGGACGTTCCGCGTGTTCTTCCAAGTGCCGGCTCGCCTGCGCCCCCAAGGCTGGTTGTCTCTAATCCCGCTGCCCGTGACCGGGACGCGCACTGGTAACCTGCAGGACCTCGACGAGGTCGCGCGGATACAGGCGGACGCCGCCGCCCTTTTCGCCAAGCTCAAAGGCGATCGCCGCGGCGTTCAGGTCGAGACGCGCCGAGACATGCCGGCGCTGGTGAGGTCCTGGCAACAGACCCAGCGCTTCAAGCGAACCAAGCCCGCGACGCAGAAGGGGTACGTCTATCATGCGGGGCTGATCCTGGCCTGGTCGGAGAGCCGCAAGCATCCGCTCGTCTCGACCATGAAGCTCGACAAGATCGAGGCTTACCTGGCGCTTTACGATAACCGGCCAACCACTCGCCGGCATGTGAAGATCGTGCTGGGCATGCTCCTGGACCACGCCCTGGCCCTGGACTGGATCATCAAGAACCCGGTCGACACGATCAAGATGGCCGCGCCGAAGTCGCGCGTGCGGATCTGGGAGGAAGGCGACCTCGAGTTCTACATGTTCGCCGCCGCCGTCTGCGGTCAGCCGGGCATGGCGGCGCTCATGCTCACCGAGTGGGAGGTCGGCCAGCGCCTAAGCGACGGGCTTCTCTTCCGAGGCACCTGGTCATGGAAGCCCGGCACCAAGGCGGCCGAGTACGATTTTCGCGGACGCGCCTTCAGGTTTTGGCAGGCCAAGACCGGAAGCTACGTCACCATCCCCGTCAGCGAGCGCCTCGGCGACATGCTCGAGGAGACGTGGGATCCGGAGAGCTTCTATCTATTCCGTGACGCCGCCACCGGCCGGCCCTTCAATGGCCAGCGCGCATCCCATGAATTCGAGCGGATCCGCAGCCTGGCCAAGGCGGCCGCGCCCGCGTTCGCCCGTCACCTGGTCCTGCGCGCCCTACGTCATAGCTGCGTCGTCCAGCTGGCACGGAGCGGAGCGACGGTTCCCGAGATCGCCTCCATCACGGGCCACAGCGTCGCCTCGATCGAGCACATCCTCTCTGTCTATCTGCCCCGAGACAATCAGGTCGCGTGGAACGCGCAAGCCAAGCGCGGCCTGATCCCGGCTTCCCCGGATGGGTCGCGGTCCCGATCGCGACGTGGTGGCGGCGCTGCGCCGGCGGAGCAGGTGGCCGCCGAACTGTCCCAGGAGGCTCACGTCTGGTGGGCGCGGAAGAGAGCGCTGGATCTCGTCGACGCGAACGACGGCGCCCAGGCGGTCGCATCGCTCATGTCCGACCTCGGCAAACATCCATCCACAGCCAAAGTGGTCGACAACGCCTTCATGTTGTCGGGCATGCAGGTCGCGGGATCGGCCGACGCGCGGAAGATCGCCGCCTGGATTCGGCAGGCCTGCAAGCAAGCCTGGGCCGCCCGGTGA